GCACAAAAATTAAGCCCTATTAAAGTTGTATATGAACGTCCAATGAATAAGAGGGATATTTGTATTAAGATTGCAGGTGTTGCCCAAATGGACTATATGCAATTATATAAGAAATTTACCTATAATGAAGAAAGTTCCTATTCCTTGGAATCAATTTCTCAAAAGGAACTTAAACGTGGTAAATTCAAATATGACGGAACGTTGGATGATTTGTTCAGGGATAATATTGACGGGTTTATTGAGTACAACGTCAATGACGTAGAACTTTTGGTTGCGTTGGACAAAAAGATGGACTTGATTGAGATTGCCCGAGGTATTTGTCATGCAGGTCACGTTCCATATGAAGATTATGAGATGTCAAGTCGTTATTTGGACGGAGCATTATTAACGTATTGTAAACGTAATAATCTTGTCGCGTTTGCTACTGAAAAGTATGGAAACGAAACCGAAGCCGAAGGAGCATTTGTTAAGCCTCCTAACTCAGGATTATATAAATATTGCTATGACCTTGATTTGGAATCTGAATATCCGAACAATATCAAAACGTTAAACATCAGTCCTGAAACTAAATGGGGCAGGATTGAATCATATGTAGTTGATGATTTTGTAGCACAACGTGATAAACCTTGGTCAGTAATTAAATATAAAAAAGGCCACGTTTCAGATCAATTAATTGGTAACGATTCAGAACAACTTAACTTCACGTTTCAAACTCACTCAGAATTATTGGAGTTTTTAAATGATAACAATTTAAGTGTTTCTTCTGCCGGAATTTTATATAATACTAAAAATAAAGGTATTATTCCGACCATTTTGACTATTTGGGGCGATACTCGAACTCAATATCGGAAAACTGCAAAGGATTATCACAATAATGGTGATATTGATAATTTTGTTTATTATGACCGTAAACAATTAGTTCAAAAAATCTTATTAAACTCATTGTATGGGGTATTATTACTTCCGACGTTCAGGTTTTATGATAAAGAAAACGGAGAATCGGTTACATTGACGGGACAAACCTTAGTTCAATGGAGCGCCAAAGTCGGAAATCAATTCTACAATAAAAAAATAAATTCTGGAACATATATAGATTATTGTATATATCAGGATACGGATTCTTGTTTTTTTGAATCCCTTCCATTGATTCAACATTTATATCCGGACAATAATTTTGATGATTCGGGGTTTGTTGACAAGACACTTGAAATTGCGAAGGAGGTTGAAGAATTAATCAATAATTCATACTCCATTTATGCCAAGCGTTACCATAACGTCAATACTCATACATGGAGAATTAAGCAAGAAATGGTCGGAAAACGGGCATTTTGGGGTTCTGCCAAAAAACGTTATGCCATGCACATTATCAACAAAAATGGTTTACCCGTAGATGAAGTTGAAATTAAAGGATTTGATGTTGTTCGGAGTTCGTTTCCCAAAATTTTCAGGTCGACTATGCGACAAATGATTATTGATGTGTTGAATGACGTTTCGAAGGATAATTTAAATCAAAAGGTTCGAACCTTCAAAAAAGAATACAAACAAAGTCCTATCTGGGACATTATGTTACCAACATCAGTGAAAGAAATTTCCAAATATAAAACTGCAACTAAGAACATCCCGATTCACGTCAAATCTGCCCAAAATTACAATAAACTTTTAGACCTTCACAAAATTGAATCTATACCTCAAATTGATGACGGCGATAAAATTTTATATGCCTATATGAAACAAAATCCTTTCGGGTTTGAAACAATGGCTTTAAAAGGTCAAGGCGAAGACCCTGAGCAGATAGTTGAATTTGTAGAACAATTTATTGATAGGGAAAAAGTCTTTCAACAAACCTTTATATCAAAACTTGATACTATTTGGGAAGATTTGGGTTGGGGGAAAGTTGAACAAAATGAACCGAATCCTTTTTTCTAAATAAAATGTTAAACCATTTGGAAAAGTCATAAAAATAACTTATACTTGTAAAAAAAGAAATATGGAAGTTAAATACAGGCAAAAACAAAAATTCCTTTGGTTTCCGAAAACAATTGAGGGTAAAACTAAATGGTTAGTTTTTGGTAAATGGATGGAATATTCGCAACCAGAAAAACAATTTAATTGGTTTAATCCAATTTTGGGTGGTTCTGAATATGGATATTCTGATTGGAAACCTTATAAATGGATTGAAAATGACGCAAAAAGAAAGTAAGGAAAAATTTAAAAGAGAAAAGTTACTTTTAAATAAGTTTTTATTTAAACATTATATCACCTCATTAAATGATATACAACTTGAATGTTATATGAATGCAATGAAAGAATATGCAGAATATTATGCAAAACGATGTTTGGAAATTGCATATCAAAAAGGAAAGCGTAAAAATTGGGAGGAAAGTCCGACTTGGGACTTGGATGAAGAAACAATTATAAATCTTGAATTACCAGAACATGAATAGAGAAATTAAATTTAGGACATATTATCAAGTATCAAAAAGATTTCTTTATCATATTGATATTAAAGATTTTTCTTACATAATCGATAATATAAATTTTGATGAGTATCCGTCATTTCAGCAATACACTGGTTTAAAAGATAAAACTGGTAAGGAAATTTACGAAGGCGATATTTTAAAATACAAGCAACATTTATTCAATATAGTCCCAGAAAAGTTTCCAATTAAAATAAAAGAAGTAAAATGGTTAGAATGTGAGGGGAAATGGAATGTATATGAAACTCGAGCAGGAGAATCTGAAATAGAAGTAATCGGAAATATTTATGAAAATCCAGAATTATTAAACAAATAAAAATTAAATGAAAAAAGAAAACTTAGTAGAATTCATTCAGAAGTATTATTTGGGCGGAACCTTGACGAAGGATAGTTCAAACGACTGGAACCCGGTTCCAATTAACGTTGAAAACGGAACAGCAAAAGTTACTGTCAGAAGTACAGATAAGAGCGTATTAGCAGTAATTGATCAAGATTTGGAACTTCCTGATGGTGAGTTTGTAGTTGGAAATACAAAACAGTTCCTTTCAATGTTGAGTGCCTTCGGAACTGATATCAATTTGGAATTTCAAAAAGTTAAACAGGATTATGTTAATGTCCTGAAACTTAGTGATAGTGATATTTCAGCAACATTTGCCTTGGCCGATCCACAGCAAATTGAAGAACGTGCAAGTTTGAAAGGTTTACCGGAAATGCACCTTAATTTCACTTTGAAAAAAGATTTTGTTCAAAACTTTATTAAAGCGAAAAAAGCACTTTCGGATGCTCCAATGTTTGCGGTTATTCCAAATAATTTTGATAATACTGCCGAATTTATTGTAAATTACGAACCCGGTAAAAATGTCAACAGTATCAAAGTTTTGGTTACTGATGTTGAAATTATTGAAGAATTTTCACCCTTGTATTTCAGTTGTAATAATTTTGTTGCTATTTTGACTGAAAATACTGATTACAGAGAAGCAAGTATTTCAATAAGTTTGCAGGGAGTTATGGCTGTTAAATTTACAGGAGAAGATTATACTGCAAATTACTACCTTAAAAGTTTTGAAATAAATGAGTAAGATTGATGAATTGATTGAAAGTAAAGTTGACCCTCATGTATTTAAAATTAATGGATATGAGGCACTATCAGATGTTATGAAAGAATACGCTGAATATTACGCCAGAAAGGTATTGAAATTTGTAGAAGATGAATGTACTCCAGATTGGGTTCATCCGGATAACCCAGACGAAGAAAGTTATATTGGTTTTGAACCCGGTGAACTTCTAAACATTCAATTACCAGAACATGAATAGGGAAATTAAATTTAGAGTTTGGTTGGATGATAAAATGATTTATCCTAAAAGTGATTTTGATTCGGGAGTTGATATGCTAATTTCAATTAAGGGTCAACATTATGTTAATGGTGTTTATAAAGATGTTATTTTACAGCAATACACTGGTCTAAAAGATAAAAACGAAAAAGAAATTTATGAAGGCGATATCGTTTTTAATGATATGAGCGAACATAGTCACATCGTTTCGTGGGATGATATATTATTTTCGTTCACAATTACTGACACGAAATCAAACACTTGGTTATATTTGAATGAAATTATTGAAGATATAAATTGTTATGACATAATCGGAAACATTTACGAAAATCCAGAACTATTAGAAGATGAGATTTAAATTCCATAAAATCAACGGTCAATGGTATTCGGCAATATTACGAAAATCTGGCGGTCCAAATATGATGGTTGCGTCTCGGTTGAGTAATTCATTTTGGTATTGCTTAAAAATATTTTCATTTTCAAACTTGTATAAAGCATTATGAAAGCAATTAAAAGTTCAACCCCAATAAAATTAGAAGACCAAGTCGAATTCAAGCAATTCATCCATACTGGTTTAATTAGAGGATTTAATATAAAGGATTATTGTTATATTGGTTCGTTTGGAAAGAAACTTGAAAGTAATGATGTTGATATTGCCGTAATTGGTGACTTTGAACAAGTAATTCGTATTTTAACTAAAAATCAAATCGAATTCAAAGTTCAAAGTGGTTTTAATATCATTTCAATCGGAGTTTCTTTTAAAGAACAAATTGTTCAGGTCGATTTAATGTTCACTGATAATTTGGAATGGAGCAAATTCATTTATTATTCTCCCAACCTTATGGATGGCGAAAGTAAATATAAGGGAACTTATCGAAATATGCTTTTGAGTGATATTTCCATTGTTGAAACTCGAAAATCGATAAACGATTTCAGATTCGAACAACTAAGTATCGTTCCACATAAAGGTTTAGTACGGACAGAAAAGACTTTATTAACTGTTAAAGGTGGTATTTTAAAAAATCCCAAAATAATCAAACAAACCTTTCTAACAAATGAACCTTCGGAAGTGCTTCAAATTTTGAATCTAAACAACTATTGTATGACGTTTGAGTCTTTGTACGCACAAGTACGTTCACGTCCAACCAAAGGCGAAATAGAGGCCAAATTTAAAGAATCCTGTAACCGTTTAAACTTACAAATACCAAATGAAATCATACACACTTGACGAAGTAAAGGATGAACTCTTAGGTCATCACGGAACTCCTACTCGTAACGAATACTAAAACGAACTTATGAAAGACAAAGACTTTGAAATCGAAACTGAACTCGTGTTAACAGTTCAACATCAAATTGAAGAAATCCTTTTAGAAGCCGACAGATGGGGCTTACGAGGTGAAGTTGAAATGTTTGCCGAAAGAATGATTAGTGACGATCCGACTATTGATGTTATCGAGGCTTACAATAACGCTTTTAACGAATGGGTAAAATGATTGAATTAATCCATAACTGTTCACATCTAATCGGTTGTTGCGGAGAACAACATCCAAATATATTGACCTTTATACTGGGTCATAATGAAGTTTTACAATTATTTAAAACAAAATTTTTAACCAAAATATAATGTTCAATTTATTTAAATCAAAACGACCAAAAACTGTCGATATTTCAAATTTAAATTTTCAGTTGTTTGAAAAATACGGCTGGAAACTATTGGGACGAGTGACCAATTTAAAGGAATTTGCGGTTGAAGAATATCGAGAAGATACTGGGTTAATTCCAGACGCCAAGGGCGGATATATGATAGTTCAGCCTTATTTGTTTAAAAAATATATAGATGAATATGATTTTTATATCAAATGTGAGTTTGACGATGAGTTGTATTTAATTCTTGATTATGATTATTGTTCTGAATATATTAGAATTAAAATGAGTGATATAACGGAAGAAAAATTAATCAATTTTGAAACTGTCGTTCGACGCGACTATGAAAGCGAGATCAAATTTCAAGAAAACAACAAAGATGAAAATGAAAAAATTCAATATTTAAAGCAGAAACCAATTTCAGAATTAACTGTTGAGGAAGTTTCTTTATTAAAAAAACGAAATATTATTTAACCAAAACAATTTAAAATTATGTTTTATCAAGCAAAAGTAAAAGTTAAACAGGAAGACGACAAAGGTAAAATTAAGAAATCTACGGAAGTTTTTCTGGTTGATGCCGAATCGGTGACAGAAGTAGAAGCAACCGTGACCAAAGAATACTTTGGTGTAAACTTTGATTGGGAACTCATTTCTGTAAGTGAAACAAAGGTAATCAAAGTATTGGCAAGTAGTGATCGGGCTGACTAAGCGAACATTATGGATTTTAACTGATTACAGTCCAATTAACGATTTTTCGGACGTTTACTGGCGAGAGTGTTTCCTAAAAAGTAAAGACTTTCAAGAGTACAACGTCCGAATTATCGACGGACAATATATCAGTCATGAATCATATCTTTATACCGATTTAAGTTTCAAACACAAACAAATGAAATCGGTATTGGATTTATTTGCAAATAATGAGGTTAAGAGAGGCGATGTTTTTATATTTGCAAATGCTTGGAACTTTGTTGCTATTCCGTTGTCGTTTTTTCGAGAGGAATACAGAATTGATTTTAAGATGGTTGGGTTTTGGGGAAATAGTATTTTTAATAAACTTTCCCCGCTGACAAATAGATTGAAGGATAAGAATAGTGGAGGCTATAATTTTGAAATGTCCTTGTTCAAAACTTACGATTTGAATTGTTTTCTTTGTGAAGAACACCATCAAATGTTTTCGCGTAGACATCAAAGTGTAAAGGATAAGGGAATTGTAACTGGCTACCCGTTTGGATATTTGAAGGAAAAGGTTCAACAAGGAACAAAAGAAAACATCATATTCAATCCTTGGCCAATCAAAGATGAAATTCAATCCCGAGTTTGGAAGTCAATAAAAGCGGATCATCATTTAAATTATTCTTTCTTGGATACTTATTCACATAAGTTCCAGTATAAGGATAGAGAAAAATATACTGAACTTTTCAAAGTTGCAAAATTCATGTTTAGTGCCAAAGAAATTGAACATGATCCTGTTTTTATATACGAAGCAATGTTACACGGTGTAGTTCCTTTTCTACAAAAAAGACATCTTTATCAAATCTTCTTTCACGAAGATTATTTAATCCCAAAAATAAACATAGTAAAAAGAAATAACATGATTTCGTTAATGCGTCATAGAATGGAGATGCTGAACTTTTTTATGGATAGGATAAGCAATTACGAAAGTTGGAAGGAAAGAGTGATTAAGGACGCAGAAAAAATGGGAAAAAAATATTACAGTAACGATAAATTTTTAATTGAAATAAATAAACTTTTGAATGAGTAAACTTGAAAATACTTGGTGGCCAGAAAAATATCGTCCTAAAACCTTGGATGAATATGTTGGTAACGACGATTTTATTGAAAAAGTTAAAGGTTGGATTGAAACAGATGATGTTCCGAATTTGATATTGTACTCCGAAAAAAGCGGAACAGGAAAGACAAGTGCGTGTAAATTGATTGCTAAAATGCTGGATGCTGATGTAACATATATCAACGCCAGTGATGAAAATTCAATTGATACAGTTAGAGATAAAGTTAAACGAATTGCTGCTACTGCATCATTTAAGCGGTGGAAAATCATTATACTTGATGAATTTAGTGGGTTTGGTCGCCAAGCACAATCAGCACTTAATGCAGTAATTGAAGAAAAATCGGCAAATACCCGGTTCTTCCTTACGGGAAACTACATAGACAAATTTTTACCATCAATTATTTCCCGATGTCATCCTTTTTTAATTCAATCTCCGCCTCCACTTAAAATTCTTGAAAACTTATGTAGGATTTTAGATATTGAAAAGGTTCAATATGATAAAAAGGATTTGGTCAATATCATAAAAAAATATTACCCAGATCAACGTGCTATGTTGCAATATTGTTATATCAATTCCAGAAAAGGGACATTGATTTATAACAACGATAACATGACAACGAATGATTATTGTTCAGCAATTTTGGAAGAACTTAAAAATTTGGATAGACCCGCAGATGTCATTTTCAAAAATATCAGACAAATAATTGCGGATGCAAAGGTTCGGGACTTTACTGAATTGTTCCGATACTTATTTGATAACATGAATGATTTTGCTCCTAACGGAAAAAGAAGCGGTGTAATTATTCAACTTGCTGAACACCAATTTAGGTCAAACCAAGTAGTTGACCAAGAAATTCAAGTTATGGCGATGATTATTAATATTTTAATGGAAATAAAGGAATAAAATGGTCGTGTATAACAATTCACCTAAACAGCAATGTTCTAAATGTTTGTCATTTGAATTTCACGAATTTAATTCAGACGAAATTGAAACGACTACTGGTTACAAACTCACACATCATTGGATTCAATGTAATAATTGTTCGCATAAAAAGTTACTTTCAACCACTACGATGGCGACAATTTCTTTTAATAGTAGTAATTGGGTCATGGAGATTCCCAAAGAACCCGAAATAATTCAATTTTAGAAAATGAGACAATATACGATCGTAACAAATATGTATCTACAAGGAGACTTCGGATTTAAATACGCAGTGGATCCGAGAAAAGAACCTTATATCATGAATTATCAGCGAAATGAACGTGAAGATTTTTTGGAAAAATGGGAATACGTTCTTAAATATGACGATAGATTTGATGAACCAAAAGTTTATTTTACTAATTTTGAAACAATGGAAATTTTGGATATAACTGACAAATTAGAAGAACTAAAAAATAGGATATAAATGCAACCAACACCAGAACAAATGAATGCCCAGTTATTGGGCGCAATGCAGAAAAGTACCGGAATTAAATGTTCCAATTGTGAAGGATTCTTTTTTGAACCATCAGTTTTATTGCGAAAAATTTCAAGATTTGTTACCGGCCAGCCACAAGATACGATTTTTCCAGTACAAGCCTTCCGTTGTCAAGATTGTCAAATGCCATTGTTGGAAATGTTTCCAGAAGGAATGCAAGATGTTGAAGAAGCATTGGGAATAACTAAACAACCTGATTCAAAAATTAAACTAACTTAAAAAAACTATGAAAACCATTATTATTGTTAAAGTTGATGTTAGAAATATTGAAAAAGAAAAATGGGTTGAACATATTAATTTTTTCAAACAAACATTCATTTTTAATAATTCCGAGCAAAATGAGCAAATGAATAAATTAACATTTTTATTCATTCCAGTTGAACACAATAATACAATAGAAATATTACCATTAAAATAAGAGGAAAATAAAATGTCAAAACAGTACATCTGTAAAAGAGGATGGAAACGTCATTCAAAGGGCGAAATTATTACTGAATGGGAATGGAAACGTTTAGCGATTGAAAGCCGTGAACAATTCTTTGAAGAATATAACCCACAACCCGAAACCATTGAACCAGAAGTTGTTGAATTTGCAAGTTCGCTTAAAAAAGAACTTGAAGATAGAGGCGTTAAGGCTGAGGTTAAACCAAAGAAAAGTCACGGAAGTTCAGAAGTTGATGTAACTTTTAAATTTGATAGCGTTGAAACAAAAGACAATCTTTGATTTATTAAATGATATAACCTTCAATAAAGTTCCGTGGAAAGAACAAACTGAAAGTGATCAGAAAAAGGTTCAACCATTTATGATGAATAGATGGTTTTCTATGTCAAAGGATTATTTGGATATAATTGCATATTTCCAACCTAAGACTGATTTAATGACTAATGAGCAATATTATAACTTTTACTTGGATTTACTTCCAAAACAAAAGTTCTTTGTCAAATATATTAAATCACAAAAAGAACTTGATTCAAAACACGGAACTTTATTGAAATTTTTATCGGAACGTTTACAACTAAGTGAGCGTGAAGTTGATGATTATTTGGAAATAACCTCAAAAGAAGAAATAAAGGAGTATCTTCATGGTTGTGGTTTTATGGATAAACAACTCAAAAGTGATTTTGGACTCTAAGAATACCAATATTACAAACATACCGAGGTTCGAGTAATGAACCATTTATTGAATATTATAACGTTAATGGGAATCGTTTTTCTATGCTTCATTATTTTTGCAGCAGTGGGCGATTTTGTTAAATTTTTAAAGAAGTGAAAGCAACATTTGTAAGTAAAGAATTTTCCCAAACACCAAATAAACCAGAAAACTCAACTTACATCAGTTACACGCAATTTTCGACTTACCAAAAATGTCCCCTTCGATGGAAATTGAAGTATGCGGATAGAATTAAAAAAGATGAACCCTCAATTCATACTGTATTTGGTAATTCAATGCACAACATCATCCAACATTATGTTCAGTTGATGTTTTTGGAAACCGTTAAAAAGGCAGATTCTTTGGAATTTGATAAACTTTTAATGGAACAATTAAAACAAAATTATGCTGCCGATGTAGAAAAATACCAACAACATTTTTCATCCAAAGAACAATTGACAGAATTCTATTTGGATGGGTTGGAAACATTGAATTATTTACGGAAAAAGCGTAAAGTTTATTTTGATAGGAAAAATTGGGAGTTAGCCGGAACTGAACTTCCCATTTTAATTCCGCCTGTTGAGGATAAACCAAATGTCTTGTTGATGGGGTTTTTGGATGTGGTTTTTAAGCACAAAAACGAACCCAAGTTTTATATTTGGGATTTGAAGACTTCAACAAAAGGTTGGACTAAATGGGATAAGGATGACCAGACTAAAATAGACCAACTTCTACTTTATAAACTTTATTTTTCAAAGCAGTATAATGTTCCGATTGACCAGATTGAAGTTGAGTTTGTCATTTTAAAACGTAAAGTTGATCTGGATTCGGCATGGCCTCAACGAAGAATTCAACAATTTAAACCCTCACAAGGTAAAGTTTCGTATAATAGAACCTTGAAAACATTTGAGGCATTTGTAAATAGTTGTTTCCTTCCGGATGGAAGTTACAATAAACTCATTAATTATACTGCAAAGGCTGGTAAAGGATGTTTTAATTGTCGTTTTTGTGAATTTAAGGATAACTTTGAACTTTGTCCACCAGAAAATAGAATTGAAGAATGAAAATTGCTATTATTGGTCCGGAAACTTGCCAAAAAACCAAAACAGTTAAAGAATTATTGTTTAAGGTTCGACAAGAAGAAAAAAATGCAATAATTTTGAGTGGTGGAAATAAAACTGGAATTGAATATGACGTAAAAAAATATGCTCTTCTATTTGAGTTTGATTACCAAGAATATAATCCAAGTTATACAGGCTGGAATATGTACTCATTTTTAAAAGAGGAATATTTCAATAAAGGATTTCATCCGACCCAACTTATTGACAGATACAGAATTTTAGTAAGGAATTGTGATAAACTTTTTATTGGTTATGAACCTGAAAGTAAATCTTGGAAACCATTATATGAAAGTACGAAACGTTATGCAGAAAAGTTGGGTAAAGAAGTTGTGTTCATTTAATTTGAAAATGATACTTATATGCACAACTTTACAGGCACAAACTCATAGTCCTTGGTACACTTATCAAACCGAACTTAGAAATGTCAAAGTTACCAATGAAGTTAGAAAGGTTCGAGGTAAAGAAGTTAAGATTTTAAAACAAAATAATAAATATTTTTATGTCGAAACCAGACCGAGATATTGGCGAAAAGTTTACGTCAAACCAAAGTGAAACGTTGGGTGTGTTTTATTGTCCATCTTGTTATATGCCTTCGCTTTGTCGATGTAAAAACTGTATTTCAGTTAATTCCAAAAATGGTAACTTCGAACTTGTTGGTTATAGTGATGATGGTGAACTTTTAATTTGTCCGTACTGTAATGAAAAGTCCCATCCAGATGAAAGTTTAGAAATCGAATATCAAAAATATAAAAATAATTTAAAATGAAAAAATGGTTTACATCCGATTGGCATCTTGGAGATGGCCGAATTGGAATTGATGGGAAGCCCAATCTTTTTTATCGTTCATTTAGATCGATACATGAACAAAATCAAACAATAATTGTTAATTTTAGAGATTCTGATTTCAAAGATGGAGATGAACTGTGGCATTTGGGCGATGTTATTTATGACTTATCCGATGAATTTTATTTTGAAAGTCTCAGACAATCTTATCCCAAATCAAAATTTAATCTTATCGTCGGAAATTACGACGAAGATAAATTGGACATTTTAGGAAAATATTTCGATAACATCTTCGATTCAACAGTTATTCATATAGGAGAGACAATCAAAGGAGTATTTTTGAATCACTATCCAATTAAATGCAAATCAGAACTTTGGGACAACGACCGGCAAAGATTTGATTTCGCGATTACAGGTCATATTCACGGACTTTGGAAGGTTCAAAAAAATATGATCAATGTTGGAGTTGATGCTTGGCACTTTAAACCTGTATCAGAAGACGAAATTTTGTTTTGCTGGAATGCCATGCAAAAATTTTATGATGAAAACGTTTTCCCTTATTAAAAATAAACAATTTAATGAAAAAATTTGAAGAAATATTCAGAATTGTAAGAAATACAAGACACGATTCTGTTGTTCCCGAAACGTATAACATTGAGAGACAATATCAATCCCCAATGTGGTGGAAGGAAAAATGGTCTCCCATTTCGTCATATCATAACGAACATGAGTGTCTTTGGGTAGGTTCGGATGAATATTGCGATTTTGATGCTGCATTAGACGATTACAAACGGCTAAAAATTGCATATGAAACTGAAATGGCATTTATAACCAAAACTCAAGTTTATCCGTGAATTTAATTTATTCAGGTCAGCACAAAGAAATACAAGGAAAAAGTATTTTCCTTGCAGGTTGTTCTCCAAGAAAAGGTCAAACTTTGGTATGGAGAAAGGAAATAGTTGAGTTATTTAGGCAAAATAATTTTGAGGGGACTTTGATTATACCTGAACCTGAACACAATCATTGGGCTGATTATGTAGATGTTATTGATTGGGAATGTGAGTATTTGAAACTTGTTGATGTAATCTTATTTTGGATACCACGTTCTATCGATAATCAGATATTCGGATTCACATCCAATGTTGAGTTTGGTAGATGGGTATATTCCGATAAACCTATTATTTACGGGAGACCTGATAATAGTGATAATAATCGGTATTTAGATTACATTTATACAAAAGAAACTGGTCGGAATCCGTTAAATAATTTAGAAGATTTGGTTAAAGAAACACTTAAAAATATATAAGAAAGGAAACGTATAATTGCAAATTCAATTACCCAAACTCCGTAAAATCGGAGTAGAACGACCAAAACGTAAAAAGATTTTTTTAATATCAGATTCGCTTCAGTTCCATTCGGGAGTTGCTACTGTTTCCAAAGAATTAGTCTTAGGAACTTGCGACAAATACGATTGGGTTCAACTTGGGGCTGCGTTAAATCATCCCGACCACGGTAAAATTTTGAATTTAAGTGAAGAAGTTGAGCGGGAAACCGGAGTAGAATCTCCGATGGTGAAAATCTACTGCCATAACGGATATGGAAATCAAGATGTAATCAGGGAAATTATTCATTATGAAAAACCTGATTTGTTACTATTGATAACCGACCCGAGATTTTTTGGTCACGTTTTTGCAATGGAACACGAACTTAGAAGCGAATATAAGATTCCTCTGGCTTATTTAACAATTTGGGACAATTTACCGTATTCGAATTGGAATGCTTCGGCGTATGCAAGTTGCGATTTATTAATGTCAATCAATCGTCAAACCAAAATGGTTAACCAAGAAGTTTTACGTCGACATGGAACTAAAACGACTGATATCGACAAAGTTGTTGACGATATTAACGGAGTTTTGTTGAGTTATGTGCCTCATGGTTCAAACTCAAAATATTATTTTAAACAAACACCTGACAGTCCAGATTGGTTGGAATTTAAACGGTTTGAAGAAGAATTTAAGAAGAAACATGACGTTGATTTTATTGTATTTTACAATAGTCGAAACATTAGAAGAAAACAACCCGGAGACATTATTCTAAGTTTCAGACGTTTTTGCGATCAACTCCCGAAAGAGAAAGCAAAACGTTGTTGCTTGATAATGAAAACTGCCGTAGTTGATGAAAACGGAACTGATTTAATGGCTGTTAAAAAAGCCGTTTGTCCGAATTACAAAGTTTTATTTAATCAAGAACTTTTATCTGCTCAACAATTGAATTGGTTTTACAATCTTAGCGATTGTACTTTCTTTATGTCAAGTGCCGAAGGATTTGGTTTGGCTGCAAATGAAAGTTTGATGTGCGGAACGATGTTAATTGCACCTGTTACTGGTGGATTACAGGATCAACTGAGGTTTGAAGATGAAAATGGTGACTGGATTGAAATAACTCCAACTTTTGCTTCTAATTCAAGAGGTCAATATCAAAAATGTGGAGAATGGGCATATCCAATTTTTCCAAGAGCAAGAGCGTTACAAGGTTCTCCAATGACTCCTTATATTTTTGATGATTATTCAGATGCCGAAGATGCTGCAACTGGATTGAGGTTCATTTATGATTTAGGAAGGGAAGAGCGAGAACGAAGAGGATTAAGTGGTAGAAATTGGGTTATGGGTGAAGAAAGTGGGATGTCAGACAAAGAAATGTGTAAACGGTTTATCAATTCAGTTGAAACATTATTTTCGACTTGGAAACATAAACCAAAATATGAAACTATTCAAATAAACGAACAAACAAGTCCCGAATGTGACGGAATTGTTTGGTAAACCTCCATTTTTAAATTTATGAAACTTATATTCGAAACAGAAGAAGATTTACTTAAATATGAGACCCGATTATTGTCGTGGTTAGAATCGGCAGTGCAGAAAGAATGCTCAAGTGGTTATGAATTTCAAACACTATTTGATGAATCTTTACATTTGTTAGGTAATCCAGAATGGAAATCTGTCGCGTCTGAAAAATTATTGGATTATTATAATACAAATTTATTTGTCGAGAAACTTGCAAATAAAGAAAAAATAAAAACTGCATTATCTAAATTAACAACAGAAGAACGTAAACTTTTAGGTTTGAAGGAAATATGATTATAGCGATTGATTTTGATGGAACTTGCGTAACGCATGATTATCCGTTGGTCGGTAAAGATATTGGATCAGTTCCAGTATTAAAGCAATTAGTTGAATCTGGTCATAAAATAATGTTATGGACTATGAGAGGTTCAAAGCCTGACGGTCATACTTTGGCCGACGCAGTTAATTGGTTTGAATTAAACGGGACTGAATTGTGGGGAATAAATGAAAATCCGGAACAGACGAATGTAGGGCGGACTAATTCAAATAAACAATATGCTCAACTTTATATCGATGATGCTGCATTGGGATGTTCATTGATTTATGATGAATCTATAAGTGGTAGACCATTTGTTGATTGGAATCGAGTTGAAATGTGGTTAATTGATAATTGTATTATTAATAGTAAAAAAGGAAAAATTAATTGAATAAATCATTGGTAATCATCGCACCCTACCGAACGAGAAGTGGCTACGGCACACATTCGAGGCAAATTTTAACTGCCATTTTCAATACGCCTGAAATAGTTGAAAATTATAATATCAAATTAGTTTCAACTAAGTGGGGATCAACTCCATTGACTGCATTGGAAGGTGACAATCCTATGCATCAACTTTGGTTGAAACATGAAGTTAATCAAATATCTGAACAGCCTGATGTTTCAATCCAAATCAGCATTCCATCCGAATTTCAACGTTTAGGTAAAAGATCAATAGGTATAACGGCGGGAACGGAAGTAACTATTGCCCCATTAAGTTTTGTTCAAGGTTCAGAAAACGTCGATTTAATTTTAGTTCCTTCACAATTTACCAAAGATGTTTTGGTTGGAACCAAATATGACAAAAAAAATCCCCAAGGTCAAATTGAGCATACGCTTCAAGTAACTAAACCAGTTGAAGTTTTGTTTGAAGGTTTGGATACAAATATTTTCAATAAAGACAATTATTTAAAGGACAGTCCAATTGTCCAGCAAATAAATGAAATCAAAGAAAGTTTCTGTTTTTTGGTTACTGGAACTTGGTTAAGCGGAGAATTGGGTCAAGATAGAAAAGATATAGGTATGACGGTTAAACTGTTTTTGGATACCTTTAAAAACAAGAAAAACAGACCTGCCTTGGTTTTAAAAGTAAATGGAGCCGGATTTTCATATCCCGAACGTGATCAAATTATTGTAAAAATAAATGACATTCAAGAAATAATCCGTCACGAAGGTTTTACAGGTAAATTTCCAAATATTTATTTGATTAACGGTGATTTGAGTGACAATGAAATGAATACGCTTTACAATCATCCTAAAATCAAAGCATTGGTTTCTTTGACTAAGGGCGAGGGATATGGTCTTCCATTGTTGGAATTTACAACTACTGGTAAACCTGTCATCGCAAGTGGATATAGTGGGCATTTGGACTTTTTAAATCGCGATTATTCAGTTTTGCTTCCGGGCCAATTAACTCAAATCCATCCAAGTGCTGCAAATGAGTGGCTTCCGAAAGAAGGTCAGTGGTTTACAGTCAATTATTCATATGCAAGTCAAGTTTTGGTTGATGTGTTTGAAAATTACGAAAAACATTTGGAAAGAAGTCGGAAACATCCCAAGTACACCAAAGATAACTTTTCATTAACAAAAATGCAGGAAAGATTCTTGGAAATTTGGAATAAAAACGTTATACTTGTGGAAAACGAACCGAAGAGGTTTGAACTAAAACTTCCATCACTTAAAAAAGTATGATTGGTGATATTGTTATTATGTTGACGTTTATTATAATTTGCGTTTTAAATGAGTTTAGAATATATGAAGAAAAAGAATAATTGGAATTACGATGAAAACAGCCCCATTACTGGAAATAAATCAGTAGTGGTCGTTGATGGAATGAGACTTTGTTTGGAAACAGGTTATCATTTATGTGAATGGAATGGAGGATTTGAGGAAAAAATTCCTGAATTTGTTCGTAATTCTGTTTTTGTAAACGGAACTGATAAATGGTTTAAACTTATTCAATTTTCTCAAAATTCAGTATTGTTTCCGACTCCTGATAATCAGTGGGAAGTGAATACGTTTCGCGCCCGTTTACCGGAAGACATTTATGAATTTGAAATACGGCGTAAGATTCCTGATCAAGATAATAAATTGGTTGAAGAAGTTTTAGACCCAAATAACGCACAATATTTTACTTCTTTTTTAGAAGCATTTGATGAATTTCAAACTCGAGTTATAAATGAAAATTAGTTATTTAATAGCAGTTCATAATGAACATTTGGAACTTTCAAAATTATTGAAGCAGTTGTTTCAGTATATTGGGAGTGAAGATGAAATCATAATTCAAGGCGACCAAGGAAAGGTTACCGATGAAGTTATTTCCGTAGTAAGAAATTCTTTAAAAGATGTAAGAGTCAAATATGTTGAATATCCGTTAAACAAAGATTTTGCAAGTTTCAAGAATAACTTACTTAACCAAGCAACAAAAGAATATTCATTTTTGATTGATGCTGACGAATTAATTCATCCTAATTTACTTTTAAATGTTAAAGGTCTTTTAAGTGAAAATCCTGATATTGATTTATTTGTTTTGCCAAGGTTTAACGTTGTCAACGATTTGTCAGATGATTATACAAGACAAATGAATTGGAATGTTCAAACGTTTACCGTAACTGAACCTGAAAGTAAAAAAATATTAAAAGATTGTAGTTACAGAGATTTAGTTCCTAACATTGTCAACTTCAACGATCCTCAACAACGGATTTGGAAAAATGGTATCGGAATTAAATATCAAGGTCAAGTACATGAACGATTGACCGGATTTAAAAATTATTCAATTTTACCAACCAATTTCACAAATGGTGAATTTGATTTAAGTTGGTGTATTTTTCATATTAAAGATTTTCAACGTCAAAAACGACAAAATGACTTTTACAAAACACTTGAAAAATGATAGATATAATTAAATTAGTCGCAATATTTGTATTTTGTAATGGTGCAGGATGTAATTGTTCAAATAACCCAGAAGGAGGACATTTTGATTCTAATCAAATTTGGTTAGGGTTGTTTATTTATTTAATTGCTGCCGTAATTGAGAGAATTGAAATTAGAAATGATAAAGATTAAATTACATGAAATTGAGAAGCATAGGGTCGAAACCACATTTCGACCATTTTTGTTTTCAGACGTTAGAAACTTATTTAACGACGTTGGTATTCAGTTCATTACCCAAGGAAATGATTGGGATATGCTTTGGGTAGCACATCCGACATTCATCAAAAAAGACAAACATTTTCTTTTTGTCGTAGAAACTGGAATTAGAGTTATGGAACGGTTGTGTGAACATGGTGATGTTGTAATGTTTGACGGATGTGATTCTCCAAGTTTAGCAGGAAGTTGGGACGTTTTCAAAGAAACCAAGGCTAAATATTTGTTTAAAAATTCACTTTACAATAATTTAGATTGGTATAAAGAACCAAGTGTTTTGGGGAGGTATTTTTGGGGCAAATCAGAAAATCCGGATCACAACTATCAAATTAATGAAGAACTTTATAATGTCAAATTAAGTGGTTGTAATTGGCTTAATACCATTCACGACAAACGGTGGTTCAATTATAAACAAATTGATAAACCGATTGATATTTGTGCATTGTTTTCATATCCGGTAAAGGAAAACTGGGAATGGGAAATAAAACATTCTGAATATTATAATAAATTCAGAAAACCGTTTATCGATGTTTTGCTGTCATTGAAAGATAAATACAACATTAAAATGATTGAAAACGGACAACATATTCCCCCAAATGAATATTACCAAATAATGCGTCAAAGTAAGATTATTTTGGCTCCATTTGGGTACGGAGAAATTGCTCCGAGGGATTTTGAAGCAGTCCAGTTTGGTTCTATTTTGATGAAACCTGATATGTCCCACGTCAATACCGCCCCAAACCCATATAATCAAACCACATACGCTTCAATTAAATGGGACGCTTCTGATATGGAAGAAACGATAGAGTCAATCCTGAGCGATTTTAATGCGTTCCAAGACTATTATACAAATAATTTTAGATACGAATTCAATCAAAGGTTCAGTCCAGATAAATTAGTTTTACATACTTACGATTGGATTTCAAAAATGGAAGGATACGGTCAATGTTAAATTGGTTTAAAAAAATAATATTTTCATTTTTAGTTTGGTGGAAGAAACCGCCTAAGATTGGTCGAGTTGATATTGAACCAACTAAAACTTCCTTGCAACAAGATGTTCGAGAAGAACATAATAAATTAGAAGTTAATCTGAATGAATGGGAAGATACGTTTAAAGCAGTATTTGAAACTGATAATTTTGTTACTGCGGGAATAAAACGTCCCAACCGTCCTGATGATGAAACTTTAAAACAACAGGTTCAGTTATTTTTCAAAGATTACAGAAGATTGAACCAAAAAATAGATCAACTAAATACAAAACTGGTAAAATGTGAATATGATGATGATTTTTAAAACTATGCATATTATTTTTATACTAATGACCCTATTCTTTCTCTTAGAAGGGATTTATTGGCTAAAAAAATGGAATTTGGAGGAAATTAAAAGTTCATTACCTCTAATTGCAATGTCAATTTTTGGCACATTGTTGACGGGGTGGTTGTTATGAGAATAACAAATGTAAACACCTTATCAGCACTTTTTGACCGCCTAATCACTGAGCGAATTAAGTGGTATTTCTTTGTTAAACAAGGAAATATGGAATTGACGGTTCATCAGGATGAATTAATTAGTTTTATACGCCAAGAAATTGAAAAATGTTTACTTGAACCCGAATACGAATATATTTCAGAACGTAGAACCTTTGTAAATGAATTGCTGACTGATTTGGATTCGTTAATTGTTTCGGATATTCATATTGGGGAAAGTGACCGTAAAAGGTTGGAGGAAACAAAAAAAGAAACTCCGGATGTAAATGTTTTCATTGCCCAAGAAAAGCGATTGCGAACGGCAAATGAACAACGTTCAAAACTTAAAAACCAAATTGATGAAACGTGGAGGAAAATAAATGAAACGTAAACCTTCAATTTTAATTACAGGAATATGTGGAGAAATTGGTAGTAATTTTGCACAATGGTTGTATGAAAACACTGACTATGATATTATAGGATTGGACAATTTATCTGATGGGTATCTTGAAAATGTTGATCTATCTCAAATTCATTTTTATTTAAGAGATGCACAATCAGATTTGTCAGACATATTTGAAAGTCATGATATCCAGTATTGTTATTCAATGGCCGCGTTCGCCGCAGAAGGCTTCTCACCTTTTGTACGGAAATTTTCATATGAAAACAACATTATGATTACGGCCAACCTAATAAATCATTGTATTAAATATAATTGCAAATTAATATATTTATCGAGTATGTCGGTTTACGGGAGAAATAAAGTTCCATTTTATGAAACTCAAATTTGTCAACCCATTGATCCGTATGGAATTGCAAAATACGCTTCTGAACTGGATATTCAAGTTGCGGGAGAACAACATGGATTGAAATGGGCAATAATTAGACCACATAACGTGATAGGTAAAAATTGTAATATGTGGTCTAAATACAGAAATGTAATTGGTCGGTGGATGAACCAGATTAAAAATAATTTACCAGTGACAATTTATGGGGATGGTGAGCAAATTCGTGCATTTAGTTGGGTCACGGATTATTGTGAGTCGTTTTTAAAAGTTGCTGAAAATGATTACGAATACCCGATCTTTAATGTCGGTGGTGATGAATTTCATACATTGAATGAAGTTGTTGATATGTTATTTGAAATAACTAAAACGCCTAAAAATGTTGTATATCTTCAAGAGCGTCATGAAGTTAAAAATGCTTATTCAAACCATGATCGAGCCAAGCAAATTCTTGGGTTTGAACCTAAAACCAATTTAAAACAAATGCTTACTGAAATGTGGGCGTGGGCCAAGATTCAACCAAACAGACCAGTTAAAAACTTCGAGAATATTGAATTAACGGAAGGATTATATGACTTTTGGAAGTAATATTCATAATGATTTGTTAACGCTCTTGGTTAATTGAAAAACTTACCATATCTTTGTGGTAAAATAATTATATGAATATATACGAAAGAATTAGAAACAGAACCAGCCCTGAAATCATAGAAAAAGTTGAATCTATGTTAAGAGCGATAGACTTCGCCGCCAAATACCACCACGGACAGATGTATGGTGATGTGTCGTATTTAGAGCATCTTCATCATGTAAACGAAGTTGCGAGTCGGTTTCATTTAAATGATGATATTCAAACTGCCGCCTATCTTCACGATATTTTGGAAGATACTACTTGTACTTTTGAAGGAATTTGGAAGTCATTTGGTTGGAATATTGCTCTTTTAGTATTTTTGGTTACTGATGAACCGGGAACCAACAGAGTAGAACGTAAAGAAAAGACATATCCAAAGATCGCAACACGGTTTGATGCAATTTTATTGAAATTATGTGATCGAATTGCAAATGTTGAAGCATCTTTGGAAAATAATCCAAAGTTGTTCGAGATGTATAAAAATGAACATCATGAGTTCATTGCAAAGTTAGATATTAATGATCATGGTGGTGTGGTAAAAAGAATGGTCGCCCATTTAAATGAATTATTTGATGAAAAACAGCCTATTTAAAGAAGCGTTGAACCAAGTTTCGACGCATACAACTGAAAAAATACAAAAATACACAGATATGATAGATGAATTTCAAAAAATAATTGATGATGCGTATAAACTCTATATGCCACAAGTTAGGTCAGAAATCACTGATTTGACCAACTTTTTAATCCAAAATACCGGTTTGAAAGATGGTCGTCCTATTAACGTCCTTGAAATAGGAACCAAATATGGTGGAACGTTCTATATTTGGAACAAGTTGAACGAAGTATTTGGAAGGGATAAAGAACATTGGTATCAGTGGGGCTGGTCAGATACTTGTATTTCAATCGATATGTCGGATGGTGGTCTGCATGGTGGAATTTCGGAAGAGGAAATGGATAAGAGAGATTTGTGGTTTAATGAACGGTTTGAAAATTGTCATTTTATTAGAGGTGATAGTCATTCAGAAAAAACTCAAATTGAATTTTTAAAATTAATTGGGTTTAAAATTCTGAATAGGTCAAAGGACGACAAAGATAGAATTGATTTACTCTTCATTGACGGAGATCACAGTTATGAAGGCGTAAAACAAGACTTCTTGGATTACAGTCCATTTGTCAATAAAGGCGGCCTGATTTGCTTTCACGATACGGTCATCAGCGACAGACATCATGAAAGAAATGTCTATGTCGGCGAATTTTGGAGGGATTTGACTAAGGTTAGAATGTCAGATAACCCAAACATTTGTATGATTGATAGTCAACTATATGAAGTTTTTGAATTTGTTAATGGAAATGAAAACTGGGGCGGTGTCGGCGCATTAATAAAACTTTAACATTAAATCTACTATGAATTAGTAGTTAATAGTAAAATTTAGGATACTTATAGGTATGAAACAAGACAAGAAATTTAAAACATTACAAATCGATTCTATTATACATGACGTTGTAGTTCGTTATTGTAAAGAAAACGGTTTGAAGATTAGTTTCTTTGTTGAAAAGTCTTTAATTAATACCATGAGGAATCTGAATGAACCAACCAAAACAAGAACAGAATGAAAGATTGCACAATTACTTTTACAAAATTACCAATTTGATTAACGGTAAATATTATTATGGAATCCATTCTACTGATAATTTAGATGATGGTTATATGGGTTCCGGGACTTTATTGAAAGATGCAATTAAAAAATATGGTAAGGAAAACTTTTCCAAAGAAATTATTACTGATTACCCAACAAGAAAAGCGGCGAGTGACCATGAAAAAGAAGTTGTTACTTTGGAATTAATCGAATTGGACGAATGTTATAATTGTAGAACAGGTGGTGAAAACGGAAATATTCAGTCATCGGAAATTAAACAGCAAATAAGTCAAACGTTAACTGGATTGATGACTGGGGAAAAACATTGGACATTTTTAAAACCATATCCATCCGAAGGAAAGCGTAAGATTTCTGAATTTAATATTGGGAAAACTTACACGATTGAATATAAACAAAATATGAGTAAAACGTTTTCCGGGTTGATTGTGGGAGAGAATCATGCGTTTTATGGAAAACAGCATTCGGAAGAAACGAGAAAAACGATTATAAAAACTCGTAAAGAATGGAATAAAAAGGCATTTTTCCATACTGAAACGAATCAAATTTTTCAAACCAGAAAAGAAGTTCGGGATTATTTTCAAATATCTCAATGGTCAGTTAGAAACTGGATATTACTCGGAAGATTAGAATTAATTGATAAATAATATGAAAGTAGGAACAATTGTAACTTCGGTTCAAAACGAGAAATTATTTGTTGTCTATATTGATGACATTAAGAAACGAATCAAATTACAAAGATGTAATGATTTGAATTGGCCCGTTTCAGAATTTAAAAAGTTAAAGCAGCATTATATTTTGAGTTTTGATACTGCAAAAAAATATATAAAAGAATGGCAAGAATAGCAGTTATAACATCTTTTGCAGAATTTCATTTGCTGGAGTTTTTGATTCCAAATATAATTGAAACCTTAAATCCTGATCAAATTTTCATTTCGGAAGGAAAAATGCCACTTGGTCCTGAAAATAAAGGATTTAACGATGAATTAGAATTTAATCGTAAATGGACTTATAAAGGTAAAGGTATTGTCGGGTTTGATTGGGAATTGACTAAAAGTTTGGAAGAAAAATATCCAAATTTAGTTAGTGTAATTCCTCAAATTTATCATCCAAATTTAACTGCAACCGAATGTTACATCCAATCAATTAGTTGTTTTGAACCTGAAATCGAAGATGAAATTTATTGTTTTGAAAGCGATTCATTTTTACTTGAAACTGATAAACAACTAATCCAAGAAGAAGTTTCAAAGTTGAATATTGGGGAAGGATTATCAGTCAAATATATTGATTTTTTAGAAACCCAATATTATACCGAAAATTGCAATATAAATTCACCAAAATATCGTAGATTTGTTTATAAATTTGATAATTGGTATAATTATCGAAGAAAAATGGGTTCGGGGTATTTGACACAAGATTATAAAGAACTTAAAAAAATAGATTCTTTTTTTGTGCGACATTATTGTTGGTGGAGACCTGGTAAATACAAAGAACTTCGATATGAACTTATTTGGAGGAAAGACGAGCAGTATTGGCAAGACTTTGAGAACGGTCTACAAAACATAAAAATGAACACTCAAAATTATGTTTTTGAATCGGGTTTAGATGTTCAAAATAAAATCATAATTCGCCCTTCCCGACAAGACAAAGCACGATGGGCGCAATTCATTGATGTACCTCACCCAGAAGCAATTAAAAATCACGAAAATTTTGTAAAATGAATAAGAAAAAGAAATCGTTTGGTTTTTCATCAAGTGATATCACAAAACAAGAACTCGATTGGATGCTACCAATTCTAAAAGAAAATGCGACAAAATTTACATATGATAAATGGTCACATTCAGATCGATATTATATAAACGCTTCTGGCCTTCCGGAAAAACTATCTGAACTTTTATTATTTAGAAATATAAAATGAAAAAAGAAGATTTTAAAATTGAACCTACCGAAGTATGGTGGGATGTTTATGAATATTGGATTTATAAGCGCAAAACTTATTTATTTGGGTTAATTAAAACAAATGATTTTAAACTTGTAATTGACTGGGATTCCCCACTATCATTTAAAACTTATGAAGAAGCACAAAACTGGATCGACGAAAAATGTAATGATTGATTTGAATCAAATTAAATATTGTTCACTTGTTTATAACAAATTAAAAATATGAACTTTGCAGAAGAATTGCGACAACTTGCTGAAACGGTCAGTAAAAAATACCAAACAGTAGAATTGGCCATTGTCCAAGACAAACTTAAAAAAACTGCGCAAGAAGGACAATTCTATTGCGTATTTGATGATTTAAGTAATGAAACGGTTGACCGTCTTAAAGAAGATGGGTTAAAAGTTGAAACTGGTGGAAGATATAATGAAATAAATTACTTCGTAAAATGGTAAACTTTTTTAAAAATTTATTTACAAGTGGTTACCACAACCACAAAGATGCAATCATTATTGCTTGTTATTTCAACCCGCAACGAAACGAATACCGAAAGAAGGCATTTGATAAATGGTTTGAAAGTATTAAACATTTGAATTATTTTATTTTGGAAGGTGTTCTGGAAGGAGACGTTCCGGAAATTCCGAATCATTTTTCAAAAAATGGTTGTAAGGAAAGTATTATAGTTCCCCAACATTTGTGGCATAAAGAAACACTGTTAAATAAAATAATCAAACAAATTATTGAAGAAGGAAAATACAAATATGTATTTTGGTTAGATACTGATGTAATTTTTGATAACAAGCGTTGGTTAATTGATGCGTGTAAAGAACTAGAAAATTATAATGTCGTTCAGCCTTTTGAATATTGCTTTCATTTAAATCGGGATGAGGCTGACATTTCCAGAGATCAAAACATAGGGAAACATTTTATTAATGATCAGCCGTCGGTAGTTGCTCGGATGTATAATATTTGGAGATCATTCGGTTCAAATGTTCGATTATGTCCAAAAAACGCAATGTCAGATGATTATGATGTTCATGGTCACGTTGGATTTGCTTGGGGCGCAAGGACTGAATATCTTAAAGAAATTGGTGGATTATATGACAAAGCATTGATTGGCGGCGCAGATCATATTATGGCTCATGCCTTTGTTGGTCAGATTCCGTGTTCATGCATTTCAAAGAGTTTTGGAGATTTAGAGGATATTAAATCTTGGAGTTATTTAGCAGAGGGAGAAAATTTACGAATATTAAAATATCCAAATAGAAATAAACCATTGATTTCATACGTTAAAGGAAATCTATTTCATATTTGGCATGGAGATATTCAAAAACGTGAATATTATAAGCGGATAAAAGAATTTACTCCTCTTTCAGAAGATATTAAAAGAGACGACCGTGGATTTTTTGTAACCAATAATATAAATGTAACTGATTATTTCAGTCATTATATGCTACACCGTGAAAATATTGATGTTTTTATGTCAGAACCAATCATGTCAACTGGGGAAATAATCAACGAAAGTCAATTTGGTGGAGGAGAATTTGGTGGTTCTGGTGCAGGTTCAGATTGGCAAGATAATCCAACTTTTTCATAAATGAATAAAAATCTAATCTACATCACCAGCATCGATTCAGAAACTTCAAAGTTCAAAGATTCTGAATATGCCCAGTATTGTATCAAAACTTGGGAACATTATTGCAAACGTTATAATATTGATTTATACATTTGTACTGAAAACGACCCAAGGCTACGATTTCCTATATGGAATAAAGAAAAAGTGTATTTAGTTGGTCAAGATTACCAAAAAATCGGAGTCATTGATTCAGATACGATGGTTCGTTGGGATGCACCAAATATATTTGACCAAGTTGAATATGGGAAGTTTTACGGTGTAAATGATTTATGTGATTTGAAATGGTTATTAGATTCAGTTAAACAGAGACAAAAGTTCTTTCCGGATGTAAAATTGGATTTAATGAAATATTTAAATGCCGGAGTTCTTTTTTGTGGTTACGAAAACCTTCATATATTTGAATCTTTGTTAGACTTTTATTTAGAAAAACAAGATGAAATACATGAAATTGAAGGTGGTGGTAAAGAGCAAACATTGTTAAATTTCTTTTTACAAAAAAATAATGTAGAAATTGAAATGTTGCATCCTGAATGGAACCTTTTATCAATCCATCGTAAAAATATGTTCACCGGGAATTGGCAATTAAAACTTGACTCAACTCCTTATTTTATCAAATATGCCTATGTTTGGCACTTTACAGGATTTCCGATTGAAGATAGGATAAATGTGATGAAACAGACGTGGGATTTAATTAAAGAAAAATATCAATAAAATAATGTACTCAATAGCAATTTATTACACAGATATTCCCAGCATCCGAAATAAAATCGACCAACTTCCTGATGACTACCAAGGCTATTTAATTTTAAATAACAAATCAATAGATTGGTGGACAGACTCGGGTTACCGGTTGATGTTAAATTGGGATTTGCCAGTTTCTCTGGAAGAATTTTTAGATGATGTTAGGAACATTTATTTAGGTAATTTTGAATTTAAACAAACTTGGGGAGATCAATAATTGAAAGTATTAATCACGGGATGGAGAGGATTTATTGGAAGTCACTTAACTGAACGTCTACTTGAATTAGGACACGAAGTTATTGGTATCGATAATGGTTCGACTGGTAAATATAGAAACTCAAAAGTAACTGGTTTGCATATTGATTTGTGCAATACCTCTGAAATTGATTTGAAGGGCGTCGATGCAGTCTTTCATGTAGCGGCGGTAGCAAGGATACCTCAAAGTTATGATCGCCCTCAACATTATTATTACAACAATATCGTTTCGACGTTGAACCTTTTGGAAGCGTGTAGAAAGCAAGGAGTTAAAAAGTTCATATACTCAAGTTCAAGTTCAGTATTTGACCCTACGAATCCATACGCACATTCAAAATTAATCGGGGAAGAACTTTGTGAAATGTATGCACATTTATATGGAATGGATATTCAAATATTAAGATATTTCAACGTTTATGGAGAAAGAATGGCTTCTGGCGGATACGCAACTGTTTTGCAAAAGTTCAAGGATAGAAAAGACAACAATGAACCTTTGATTATTTTCGGAGACGGGAATCAAAAAAGAGATTTCACTTTTGTTAACGATATTGTAAACGCGAATATTTTAATGTTAGAACAAAATAAATTTGATATTTATGAAGTAGGAAGTCAAGTTAATTATTCAATACTTGAAATCGCACAAGCATTTAATCATCCAATTGTTTTTGAGGAAGGATTTGTAGGTAGAAGTGAAACATTGGCGGATATTTCAAAAATTCAAAAAATTGGTTATTCTCCAACCGGAAACGTTTTAAACTGGATTAAACAGGAATTTATGTCATGAAACTCTTATTCCCATTATTGTTTTTACCCTTAACCTTATTTTCACAAGAACTAAATGATGTTTATACGGGTATAAGTCTAAGTCACAATGATGGGAATTTTGCATTTGTTCAATGGGAGCAAGATATTGATTTGGCATTTTTGAGGTTAGAATATTTGACCAATTTTAATGGGGATGATCGCTTATACGCAAAAATGTCATTTAGAGTTTTTAAATATAAGAACTTTCGGTTTTATACCGGATTACCGCCATTTCATTACGTTCATAAGGAGAAGGGATACAATACTCCGATCAACTTCGAAGTTATGTTTAAGCGAAAATTATGTTTAAACATTGACGTTTTTTTGGATAACGTTAATATTTCGGTTCAATTTAGACACAAATTTTAGTAAAAGGGTACGTTATTGAAAATAGCAATAGTTGGTGCAGGAATATTTGGTTGTACTTCTGCTTTAAAATTAAAAGAAAAATTTCCAAAGGCGCAAGTTGAAATTTTTGAAAAAAATACCTCCATATTATCAGCAGCCAGCGGAATTAATCAGTACCGGCTGCATAGGGGTTATCATTATCCTCGTTCAAAGGAAACAGTTGAACAGGTGCTTAGTGGGGTTAGAGCGTTTGAAGAATTTTACCCAAATGCTGTTGTGAATTCGGGTTATGAGCGTTTTTACGCAATTTCGACTCGATCTAAGGTTAATTCTGACGAATATTGTAAATTTTTAGTTAATAACGACTTAAAATTTGAAATTGTCCCTAAATATACATTACCTTTGTGGGAAGAAAATATTGAAACTGTTTTAAAAGTCGAAGAAAATAGTTTTGATGTAGGAAAATTGTATTTGGATATAGTCGAAAGATTGCGAAAGACAAATATCAAAGTTAATTACGCACAAAAATTTGAGCGTAAAGATTTGCAAAGGTTCGATTTAGTAATAAATTCAACTTACGCAAATATAAATGAACTTTTACCTTCTGATCAACATATCGATTATCAGTTTGAACTTTGTGAAAAGGCGCTGGTTTCAATCGGTCGAGAATATAAAAATAAAGGTATCGTTGTAGTTGACGGTGAATTTTGCTGTATTGATCCATACGGAAGTAATCCATATTTTCATGTTGTCGGCCATGTAAGCGAAGCCATACATGAACGTCAAGTTGGAAAAATATTTCAAGTTCCTAATGGTTATTTGAAAATTTTGAATATTGGACTTGTTAAAAGTTCTTTAAGTCGTTTTCCGTTTATTTTGAATGGGTTAAATGAATATTTTAAATTTGAAGGTGAACCAGTTTTACCTGAATCAAATAAAGGTTTAAATAAAAAAATAGGTAACGTTCATTATCAAGGTTCAATGTTTACAGTAAGAACCGTTTTACCGGACAGAGAACATGATGATGCCCGGCCAAGTTACATAACCAAACATTCAGACCAACTTTACAGCATTTTCAGTGGAAAGATTGGGACGAGTGTTGAAATTGCAAACGAATTAATTAAACAAATTTAAATGAAACGATTATTTTTAATTTTTGCCGTATTATTTGCCTCTTACTTCGAAGTTCAAGTTAAACCAAGAGAAGTAAATGGAAAGATGAGACATATTATGCTGTAACACTATTTTGTCGATATTGCATTACTAAAATACCAAATAAAACTTATAAACAAGGATTTGCGTGGCAAATAATGTTTTCGATAGGCCGGTCAATATTAAAGAAAGAATTAAACGATGCGTTTAAAGTTGCTCAAAAAGACTGGGTTGATAGGATGAATAAAATAGATGAATGTTATGAATAAAAACATAATCCTTATAATCAACATTAAAAACCCGAATCGTCCTAACAGGGATGATATGTATGGGTTATCTATTGAAAGTTGGAAACGTTGGGCCAAAAACAATAATTCCCAAGTCATGGTTTTGGAAGAACCAGTCGTTCCGCTTGAAGAAATGACTCCAATCATTCAACGTCATTATGTTTTCCAATTGTTAGAAAATGAAGGAATTGAATATGACCAGATTTTAATGGTTGATGCCGATACGATTATTCATCCTCAATGTCCAAACTTTTTTGAATTAACAAAACATGAATTTTGTGCTGTCCATAATGACGGTGATTATGATTGGTTATGTCGAAGTGTTGAAAATTATGAATATGAGTTTTTTGGGACTCCAAATGTCGAACAAAAACATATCTGGAATTATTTCAATACTGGATTCATGATAACGAATAAAAGTTTCAGGTTCATACATGAAACTATTTTGGATTTTTATTGGAAGAACCAATCAAAGGTTCAATCAATGCAAAAGAAGTACGGGGTCGGAACTGATCAACCCTTAATTAATATGTTGGTTCGACATAATGATTGGAAAGTTAAATTACTTCCATACCAATTCAATATGCAAGATTTGGGAAGAAAGAACGTTTTAGATGATAGAATGTTATTTACGGAAATTCCCGGAGTTTATCATTTTAATGCAGTTCCCGGAGGCAGTGAGCAAGTAAATTATTGGATGCTAAAAACTTTTAGATATTTATATGAAAATCAAAGAAATATATGAAGGTTTAACCAAAGATTTTTTAAATGAAATTCTGGATTATGACAATATTGATGAATTCGAGTATGAACAAATAAACGATCACGAATTTAAATTTAAAACAACTGATGGTTCAGAAGTTTACATTCGATTTGAATCATTTACTGATGAAGAAATAGGAGAATATTTTAGATTTTCTGAAATAATTCAACCTAAACTTAAATTAGTCTTTAATACCGCATTTAGTGTAGATGGGTTTGAAACACAAGCAAAGAAAACAAATTTATCTTATACCTTACCAATTTTCAAAACCATAACCAAAATTAATCAAAGGTTCATTTCCAAAAACAAACCTGACGCAGTTACCGTATTTGCAACAAGTAGAAGTGGTGAAGGTATTGATAAAACTAAATTAAGGATTTGGAAATTAATTGGAAGTAAACATTTGCCTTCTGGTTATAAGATTGATAAATGTTTTAGAGTTGATAATAATGAGGAAGGATTTAGTTTAATTAAGTCTAACCTTTCAAAACGTTAACTTTAAATTAACAAACTAAATATTTGAAAGTTCTAAGAAAATACTTATATTTGTATGAAAGGAAAATGGTTAATTATATTTTTGGTAGTTATATTTTTGTTGAACTTGGCCGTAGTTTATTTTGGTAGAATTCATTATCCTGAAAATTTTCAACCTGAAACAGTTACATTTCTTGAAAATTATCTGGTTATTAACATGATGGTTGCGGGTATTCTTTTTGCTACTGCATTATTTTTAGGAATAACTGCATTAATTATTAAAATTTGGAAGGGAGAGTTTTAGATGACTGTATTTGAAGCATTAAAAAACGTTGAAGAATTTAGAATTGGGGATATAGTTTTGTGGAATGGAACTGAACGGTTGGAAATTGTCGGGCTTCCAACCTTTTACCACCGTATTTATTATGGTAATGGAAGTTACGACGATGTATATGAAAATGACCATTTTTATGGTTCAAAATATAAAACCCAAGAAGTCTTAGGTTATTTGGTAAAAGATGATAGAGGAGTTGTATTTCGACTTCATTTATTGGCAGATTTAAAATTACAAAATTATGAGGAAATATAATTGCAAACCAGAATTCTTAATTGGCAGCGTCAGCCAAAAGACGAGCGTGATTTAAAATCAGTAAGACATTTATCTGCACCCGTTTCACTTCCAAGTGAATTTGAGTTGGATAGAAAGATTCCCATATACGACCAAGGAAATATTGGCTCGTGTGTTTCCAATAGTGCTTGCGCTTGTTTTCGTTACGAGGTTGCGCAAGTGACAAACGATTTTAAATTCGAACCGTCGCGTCTATTTGAATATTATAATGCAAGAAAACTTCAAGGTTGGGAAGGGGAAGATTCGGGTGCCTATATTAGGGACGGATTCAAAGCATTGAATAAGTGGGGCTTGGCCAATGAAAGTTTATGGCCATATCAGGATACGCTTTCTGCCTTGACCAAAGAACCAACTCCCAATGTATATGAAGATGGTTTAAAAAATGTCGCCGTCAAATATGCAAGTGTTGATCAGAATGAACCTAAAATAAAACAAACGCTTTTGAGTGGCGCTGCTGTAAGTTTTGGTTTCAACGTTTATCAAAGTTTTTACGGAAGTTGGGAGTCGACTACTGGAATAATGCCTCTACCAAAACGTGGAGATCGACTATTGGGAGGACACGCGGTTACAATTATTGGTTTTTCTGACTCAAAAAAATGCTTTTTAATTCAAAATAGTTGGGGTACAAGTTGGGGGGAGGAAGGTTTGTTCTGGATGCCTTATTCATTTGCTTTAAATTCAAACGAGGCTGATGATTTTTGGTGCATTGAAGAAGTTAAGTTTGATAATGGTTCGGTTCCTGTTCCTCCCACTCCATCGACAGTTGATTGGGAAACTGCTGCAAAGGTTCTTTTTAAAACAAGTAAAGAACTTTATGCAGTTAAGAAACCGACAATTTTGCGTTTAGGCGAAGCATTAGGTCTACCAGTAAATTCTAAATACCCTTTTAGTTACAATTATTCACTTGTCAAACAAAAGTTAGGATTATGAACATTTTCATATCGTTAATTCCATTTATCGGACTTGTAAATTCGTATAAAATCTTTAAATCTAATGAAGAAACTTTATTCGGAGCATTTATTTGTACCATTACAAGTACATTGTCAACATTTTGCGCAATGGTTGGAATTCTATTACATTTTAATTTGGTTATTCTAACATGAAAGAAACGGTCTATTTTAAGTCAATAGAAGAAATTTTAGAAGAAGTAGGAGAGGATAAGTTTCAAAACTTTTCAACTACCTCTTTCAAGTTTAAAACCGATGTATGGGAGTTTTTCAAAAACTTGGAAGGTTCTCATACATGGAATGCACTTGAATTTGGAACTCATAAAGGTCAAACAACGAGAGTTTTGAGTTATTTGTTTTCAAAGGTTTACACGATAAACTTTCCGGGACATTTTCACGAAGCCCAAGTTTTGAATTCAGATAGAACCAATATTGAGTACATTGCTATGGTTTTATATAAAAGTTATACATTTGATGATAATCCAAATACTAAACCTTTGAATGTATTTGTCGTAGATGCTGGACACGATACCCAAAACGTCTTAGATGACGTTGCTCGTGCCTGTTCAATGAATTTGGGTAATGGAGATGTTTATTTTATTTTTGACGATTATGGGTTAAACGAACGGGTATTTGTCGCAATTGAACAATTGATTTATAACGGTAGATTGGTCAAAATTCAAGAAATTGGCCATCCAATCAAATATTCCTTCGGCGGGTTTCCTGAGCGGGTATTAACCAAAGGTTCAGAAGGATTGATTTGTAAACTCAACAGATAAATGATTAATAGAATAACTCATCCAAATATAACTGAACTCAAACCAAACGAGATTTTCGTATTTGGTTCGAACTTAGCAGGAAAGCACGGATTAGGTGCAGCCTTAAATGCTAAAAATCAATTTGGAGCAGAATACGGCGTTGGATTTGGCCCAACAGGCGAATGTTATGCAATTCCGACTAAGGATAGAAATTTGAAGGTTCTTTCAATAAATGAAATCGAACCTTATGTTAAAATCTTTGTTGAATATGCAAAACAAAATCCTGATAAAATATTCTTAGTAACCAAAATTGGTTGTGGTTTAAGTGGTTATTCGTCAGAAGAAATCGCACCATTATTTCATATTGCAATATCAAATAAAAACATTCATCTCCCTGTTGAATTTTGGGACATATTAAATAATTTTTAAAAATGGGTACTATTTTACTAATTTATCTATTCGGAGTAGTTATTTTCGGCTTTATTGCTTATCAAGATTTTAAATATCTTACCGCGAAATATTATCATTCAGAACAAATGATTTTTATTGTTCCAGTTTTGATTATTTTTTCGGTGTTGCTTGTATTAGGTTGGCCTATATTTGGTTTTGCGTTATTGTTTATAAAATTGAAATAATGAAATCCTTTCAGTTAACTTTTGTAAGTGCCGGATTGTCCATTTTAGGACTCTATACGCATATAAATTCTTTTATATATGCCGGATTTTTAACGTTCACAATAATGGTTTTGAATGAATTCTGGAATAAAAGAGAACAAAGATAAACTTTTCTACGAGTTGGATTGGTCATTTGTTAAATCAATGGCCGAACGAATGTCCCAAAATAAGGGAGACAAATATCCAAGGTTCAACTGGAAAAAAAAGATTGATGTTGAGGAATTGAATCAAGCCTTGATACGGCATTTTATGGAAATTCAAGAAGGAACCTTTGATGATGATGGTCAGGAAAACGGTCATTTAATTGCTCTTGCTTGTAATGCAATGATGATGGTTTATCAATTAAAACATTTTAATGATGAGGAAACTGTTTAGTTTTGTATTTATTTGTCTTTGGTTAAACTCAAATGCCCAAACCTTTAAAGTTAATTCGGAAGCAGGTGAAATATTGTTAAACGACAATTATATCAATATACCGCCTTATGGAATTAAACGGGTTAAAGTTAAGCAAATAAACCCCAGTAGTGATGACATTTATTCATGGCAATGGATTTACCATGATACTGAATTTCACTTTGAGGTTCGGCCCGGACAAGTTTTCTTAGTTAGAAAAAAGATATTTACTGGTGAAATAATTCAAACGATAAAAATACTGAAAAATGAATAGAATTTTTACAAAGGGTGATGTCGAGGTTCAAGGCATAAAAATTGGCGATATTCATTACGAATATGAATATGGTTGCTGTATAAAAACCAAAGTTTTGACAGTGCCGCAACGTAATGAATACGGCCAATGGGAATGGAAATCAGAACGTTTGTCAAACGGAGAAGTGATTAATTATGCAGTTCATGAAGAATATCTTCATTATGCCCCCAATCTTTACAATTATGAAGCCTATTCTGGCTGTAAAATGATTTAAAAATGAAATTAAAAAACACTTACCTCATCGGAACCCAAGTTCAGTTTTACGAAATTGAAATGTTGGATAAGCATTTACGTTCTTGCCAACAAATGTTGGAAGGAATTGAAAATAATTTGTAACTTTTTTTGTAAAATTTTGGATACTTATAGTATATGAAACAAGAAGAAATCGATGAATTGAAAAGTTTTAGAGTGTCAGTTGAATGTCATTCGATTGTTAAAGAATATTGTAAACAGAATTCTCTAAAAGTTAATCAATTTGTTAGCAATCTTCTTATAAAAACTATAAAGGAAATTCAAAAAAATGAAACAAGAAAAAGAAACAAATTATGATTTGACTAAACTATTGGAAAACGATAACGAATCATTTTATTGGGTCGGATTTCTGTTAGCGGATGGTTGGTTTTCGCAAAATTCCCAACAAATGTCATTAGAAATAAATAATAAAGATTATGATCATTTGTTTAAATTTAAAAAATTTGTAAATTTTAAAAATGAAATCGATCATAGAGAAGTTAAAACCAAGACAAGTAATAATACCAGTTGTCGCATTCGTTTTTGCGACAAGATTGTAGTTAAACAAATAGTAAATAAATTTCACATTAAACCGAATAAAACGTATAATCCGCCCGATATAAATGACTATGAGAGCAATTTTAATAAGAACCAAATATTATCACTTATTGCAGGTTATATAGACGGGGACGGATCAATTGTCAAGACACCTAAGTCCGATAAAAGAGTATTTTTATCAATAGCAATACATAAAAATTGGGTACATATTCTTGAATTTTTTAAAAAATATATTTCAAATAGAAGTACCATACATATATGGGGAGATATGAGTTTTTTGCGATTGGGTGTTAATTCAGAATTAAAAACTCTTAAGACTAATTTAACTGCACTGAAACTCCCATTACTCGAACGAAAATGGGATCGAATTGATATTAATCATAACAATTCTCATGAAAAATCTCAAAATATAAAAATTCAATGTTTAGAATTATACAATAGCGGAAAAACACCAAAAGAAATATCCCAGTTGTTAAATTATGATTTAAGTCATACATATAGAATAATAAAAAAATATGCAATTAAATAATAAATATGTATTTTCGTCGTTAATTCAATTTTATGAAATTGGAATGTTCAATGAACATATTCAATCTCTGATTCAGATGACTGAACCAATAACTAATAAACAAAATATTACAATAGATTTATGTTTTAATTTTCAGCAAAAATTTGAAAAAATAGATTGGTATAAATTTTATGAACAGCATGGAAATGGCAGAGTATTTATAAACGAATACTATGGTTTTATTTTATTTAAAGAACAATTTGGAAAGATATGGGGTAAACTACCATCTGAATTGGATGTGAAGATTTCATATATTTTTGATGATGTTCCTTTTTATAATATTGCACACTCTCGCAGAGATATATGTTGGAAATATACCAATACACATGACTTTATTTGTTGGAACGAGGTGGATTCTCTATGGCCCAAACAAACGTTATTTGCTTTGGAAACTTTACATGAACAAGTTTCCGGCCAATATCCCAAATATGTTGCTAACTTTGCCGGAAGAAAGAATTGGGACAAAAGTTGGGACGTGATAACGCATCCTTTATTTGAATCAATTCCATATCAAGATGATGAAAATTGGATTTTTAACAATCCTGCCTCTGAAAAATCTTATATGTCCTTAGAACAAATGAATGAAATAAATAATATCAGTCCCGATAAAATTCAAGTCCAAGCATTGACTGAACCCAAGGCCGATGGAAGTTGTTTGGTTTTTACAAGTGAACTTTTAAAATCGGGAGTAACTTTGCCCCATTCATTAATCCATCACGGCGAAGATGAATCAATTTTAAGAATCGCCAAACGGATTATGGGAGATGACTTTGTTCAGTTCAATTTCAAAAACATTTTACGGGTTCATAACCGTAGACACCCACAAAAACGAAAGTTTATCTTAAATGAAGATAATCCAACTGGAATTTGTAATGCTGAAAAAAAAGGAAACTGGTGGGTTGAATTAGAAGAAAAATCGAAACATAATCTTGAAACATTGTTTAAACAGGTAAAATCGAAGTCACTATGAAAAACATTATTGCTATACTATTTTATTTTTTAGGAGTATTGTTTGCATTTGAAGGTTCATTTCAATATGAAATTTGGAGTGTAGTGTGGTTTATTTTGATGCTGACTATTTTAAATTACAATAACATTTTAAACTGGATAAAAAGTCATTTTAAATAGCAGATGAAAAATAAACCGCCCAAATACGTTCGTATAGGTTCCCCGACCGGAACCGCAATGAGGTTGGAACGAAGGCAGCACAATTATTTTGCTTCGGATTCGGGATATTATTATTGGCGACCTGCTGGAGAGTGGGGCGTTGACTTTGAATTCAATGAAGTAGAACAATGTTGGAAGACTAAATTGGAAGCCGATCCTGATTTGTCATATTTGGATAATTTACCCATAATTGCAATAACCCGAAAAGAATTTATGAAAGAAAACGAAGGTTATGTTTAATGAAGAAATTTACAACTGAAATTCGTGCTATTGATCCAAATGACGGTGAATTAAAAGTTTGGCAAGGCCCGAACATTGAAGCCTTAAATTGGCAAGAAGCAGAAATGTATTGTCAAAACAATGGGTTAGGTTATTGTAAAGTAGTAGGTGAATTTGTTGAAGAAATTGGTTGGGAAGTAGCCTTATTTGCATCAAAGTTAGAACAAATTAAAAATAACAATAATTGAAATTATGCTTATAAATCCGCAAGATTTACCTTGGAAAACAATTACAATCAAAGATTTCAAAACCCGAACCCTTGAACCCCAAGATTATACCTTTAACAGCGCATTTGAACAATCGTATAAGTCATTATTTGATAGACAGTTCAGAGCCGTGACATTTAGGTTGGAAGATGCTGATTGGCTATGCAGTCGAGGGTTTCAAATTACACCGACAAAAAACTTAGTTCACTTTTGCGAGTTTAATCGGTACAACAAAAAAGATTCAGAATTAACGATCGTTGTTCAACATGATGATTGGTATAATTTCAATGAGTTTGAATTTCGATATGTATTTCTACATTCTGATATAATTGAAATTGACCATCAAATTAAAAAATTGCAAAATTTAAGAGAACAAAAAATTAAAGAAATAAATGCAAACCATTAAAGTTAAAGATTTAATTTCAGAACTTCAAAAATGCGACCCAGAAGCCGCTGTTTTATATGCATATGATCAATATGGCAGAACCGGAGTTCATGATTTTATCAGTAAAGATAATTCAGTCGTTTTGGATTCTAACGATCGATTTGCTATGAATGATAATGAATTAATTTGGTATATTAATGAAGATGCTGATGATTTATCGGATGAAATCCAAGAAGTAATTGATAAACATAACAACGTTCAACCTGCTATCATATTATTTGCACGATAAATTAAATTTATGACCAAATATCAAGAAAAACTGTTTGAGGCGATTTATTTTTCAAACGATTGCCCAGATGATGACACTATGTTTATAAGTCCTAATTACAAAGAATGGGCAGATTTGTTTGAAAAGTGGTTGTTAAATATTGAGAGTGACAAATCTTGGAAACATATTCGTGAGGAGCATGATAATTGCATTATATTCTCTCACGGTCAAGAAGGCATTTGGTTTGCCAATGACATAAATGTTTGTCCTTGGATTAAAACCGTTTTTCATTGTTATATTCATAGTAAGGAAAGTTTTAGACATGAGCCAGTTTAAATTAAATATAGCAGTAGATGACATAAATCCCAAAAAAGGCTACCGATTACTTGGAGAACCTGCGGAAAAATGGTTTAGAAGTTTGAATGAAGAATTTGGCTGTAAATTCAATATTTTCGTTCCTTCTTGTTACCACCGCGAATATCCCATTAGTAAAGATAAAAGTTGGATTCAAGAACTTGCAAGTCTTTCGTTCACAGAAATTTGCACCCACGGCCACTTCCACATGACTTCTGACCCTAAACTTTATGGAGAGTGCGAGTGGGCTGAATTGCGAGATTCAAAACAAATACAAGAAAGAATTTCGTTAATGGAGAATGAATGGGCTGAATGCGGATTTGATTTATCTGAAATGGGACATCGTAATCCGGGATGGTTATGTTCGCCAGAATCAAAATATGAATTACAAAGCAAATTCAAATATGTAGCACTTCATTATCAGCATAATAACAATTTGGAATGGCAATGTAAAACATTCTTTGGCCACGACGGAATTCACCAAGAAAATATTTCCATTCATAATCACGATATGATTATGTTTCAAAGTCATATTGCAGGTAAACACAATCATAATGTCTGGAATGAACAAAATTATGCGCAATTGCGGACGAGTTTAACTTATTTATTTGAAAATTATACGGTGGAACCTAAATTTTTAAAAGAATGTCTTTATTAGAACAACTTAAAGAACTTGCGCAATTTGATTATTTGAAAGGAGAGCGATATACCGTTGATTCATCCATTTTTTATCAATTTGGTTGGAAAGAAGGCTTACATTTTTATTTAGATGATTATTATGAAAACGATGAACATGAAGGAAGATACATATTGGTTATTTGGTTAAATAAAGAAATGAAGTTATGTCAAGATTTTAGAGAAAGAGAACCTTTAATTAAAACAATAAAAGAATTTTTAAAATGAAAATAGAACCAGCATTTTTGATTATTTTTGGTTTAGCCTTTGGATTTGACCTTATTATGGGCGGAATTGACTTCAAAAGTTTTGTATTAGGAGTTGGTTCAACTTTTATTGCATATAACTGGAAGGAATTATTTAACTTCAAAAGACGATGATATGATTACGTCTATACATGAAATTTTGACCTCGTATCTTATTAATAAGAAACTAAGATTATATAAATTCAGTTGGGTAGACCGAACAACGGCGAAAAACCGAAATATTGAATATACAACGTTTCAGACTGAACCTAATATGGGCAGTTATCAGTTTAACTATAATACGCAAAAATGGCAAAAACTTCATTTGGAAACTATGAAAATAGAAGCACACGAATTTGAAATTTTAAACATCAATTTTAGTGATGATGAGTACGATAATGGGCTTGAATTTCAATTGAAAGATTTTGAAGTTGGTACTTTTCCGTATTTATGCACAAACGAACCTACGAATATTTTTAAATGTAGTATTTACGATAAAATTGAAATAATATGAAAAATAAAGAATCAAACAATGGAAATAAATTGCATTATGGTAGATGGTTTGAACAAAAAAATCTAAATTATTTAGATTATGTTTCAGTATATGAACTTTTGGATGAACTCACAATCCGAGGTTATACTGCAAAACAAATTAGAGAAGCATTAGAAACAGGAATTTCATGTATATAGCATTTTTTACTGAAAATCAATTTACTGGAAAATTAGCCAGAAATCAAGGTGGCAGAACTGATGCTAACTGGATTGTCGGGTTAGATGCAGAACATTTCAATTTTAACCAAAGCAAAGAAATTGATTCTTGGTTTGAATTTGGTTTCATAATTGTTCCTAAAAAAGAACCCATGAAAGCAATTAATTTTTTCTGGGAAAACAGAAACATTTGTGAAAAATGGTGCTGGATGCAGGAAGGGCCAGCAAATCTATATCAAGATTTCCCAATTGAAACTCAACTTCAATTCTTAGGGTTTTTAAATGAAGTAGATTTCATTTATTGTCATAACGAGCAAGATGTTATTTATTTCAAAGGTATTTTTCCGGATAAAAAAGTTTATACGCTTCCAAGTTTGTTAATTGAAGATTCAATCCCTGCTATTCCGCACGAGAATCGTTCAGGTTCACTTATTTCGGGAAATATGTGTAGTTGGTACGGAGGAATGGATTCGTTTATTGTAGCCCAATTTTTAGGCGAACAAGTATTTGCCCCGTCAATGGGTCGAAAGTTAGAAAATGAAGATGGAATTGTCGATTTACACCATTTACCTTACATGACTTGGCAACAATGGTTCTTGGAATTGAATAAACGTAAATATGGTATCAATCTAATGCCTACTTTTGCTGCCGGAAGTTTTTCATTAGCGTGTGCAAGGTTAAAAATTCCTTGTTTGGGTTGGGGAAGAAATGATGATAAAAGCCCAGAAGGCTGCGATGCGCAACGTTTGTTGTTCCCCGAATTAACAATTCCGAAAGGAAATATGCAGGAAGCATTGCGAGTTGCAAAGCATTTAAAAGAAAATAAACTTTTTTACGATCATGTAAGTGAATATGCGTTCAAGGCTTACAACGAAATTTATTCAGAAAAGATATTTATAACTAAATTAACAAAGGAGTTAAAAGATGAACATTGAAATTGGTAATACTTTCAAGTTGAAAGGAAAAAATTACAGTTACACCGTTTTTGATATTGTTGGGGCAGCAAAAGGTTTGCCTTCTGAAACAAAAACGATTTATTTGAAACTTTTGGGAAGGACGAGTTGGTTTGAAAATGCTCAGTTTATAATTAGTTGTCCTGAACGTTCACTGTTTGAAATATTTGAAGAAACAGTTATTCGATAAAAAAAATATTCAGTACCCCAAGCCGTCATTTCATAAACCATCTTAGGAGGTAACAAATGACACAATACAGAGCAGGGATCGCAAATGACCCATTTTTTCAGGAATTGAACCTTTTATTCCGTAACGAGTTAGCCAGAGGGAAATCAGTATTTGAACCTTTCGGCGATTTAACAAAGGTTCCTTATCCATTAGACAGTTGGTTCAACGATGAATTTTTAGTTTTTGAAATTCCAATTTTGGATGCCAAACGCGAGGATATTCAAGTAACTAAAACATCGGATAAACTTAGAATCAAATACAACCGTTCAAACCGGGAAGATGAATCTAAGCGAACTTATGTTAAAAGGAACATTATCAAACGAGATTTTGATTTTACTTGGCAAATTACATCAAAATTTGACCATACAGGAATTCAATCCGTGTTTGAGAATGGAATTTTGACAATCTACATTCCTTTTGCGAAAGAGGCCAAACCTGAGGAAGTTCCGATCTTGGACACTGCCTCAAATTGGAAGAAAATTGCAATGGGAGAACGTCTTGCCGCCGCCAGTTCAAAATTTGGAACTGTCGAGTTAGATTCAGAAATTCAAGACAAAATTGTAGAAAATTTTAAAGAACAATTCAAATAATTAAATAACCGTAAATGACGGTTTGGGTACTGAAATTAAAATTGGATGTTGGCGGAATTGGTTAGACGCTCGCGGTGAGGAAAATTGTAATATATCAAATATGCCTGAGATTTTCCATATAGGTTCGAATCCTATACATCCAACTATGCAAGAAATTAAATGGCAACGTATGACTTCTAAAAAATACAATGATTTGCAAATGGTTTGCTATCATAGTGGGAAGTTCATAAATTTAGGTGATTATTATACGTTTGGGTTAATACGAAAAGATGGGATATTGCAAATGGTTCTAATTGAAAAATATGAAACTGAAAGCATTTATTCAATTGAAGGGTTTTCAGGCAACTTACCAATAATTAAACAAATTTGAAAATGAAGCGAGAAATCATTTTAATAGACGCAATCAAATATTATAAAAAATGGAAATCTACTGGATTGATCGAAGGACTTGATATTGAACAACAATTTGAATTATCATGTTTATTGGAAATAGGCGCGAATCGTTTAGTTTCATTTGTTAATGACGATAAAACGGTCAATCATGAAAATTTTGCAGCAATTTTTTTACCAATGATTGTCAGAAAATACCATAATTGTGGTTATTTCGATATAGAAAAGTTTTTCAATAGTTTCAAAAATCTGAAATCGCAAATTGATGGTGATTATAAAAAGATGGGAGGAAATTGTGACACAAATAAAAGTTTTATTTCCAACCATGCAAGGCCGAGAAATTTTGAATGTTGATTCTAAAATTATAGATAAATACGAAAGTTTAATATGAACAAATGCGAAGTAATCTGCAAATTATTTGCAAAATCAATGTATTATGGTGATTGGAAATGGGAAACTCCCAACGAAAGAGTCATTCAAATGTTAATGGAAGAAGTAGGATTGTATCCCTTCAAAGACGAATATGATATGATCGTTAACACCGAAGTTCCAGAAGAATTATATCAACTTGCAAAAGAAAAAGTTAAATGAAAATTTCACTTATTGTCCCCAACAGAAATAACTTAAAATATTTTAAGTGGAGTTACGATTCAATTAGGAAGAATCAAGGAAACCACGAAGTTTGGATTTGCTCGGCAGTTGATGCTTGTACTGATGGAACATTAGAATGGTATGAGGAACTTTCCAAAAAAGACCCCTATTTTAAATATATTGTCAATTCAGGACCAGAACGGTTAGGTCTTACAATTCTTTACAATAAAATTGTCGAAGACATTGTTGAAACTGATTTGGTAATGGTTTGGCATTGTGATATGTATCTTTGTCCGGGAGCATTGGATGAAATTGAAAAGTTGATGTATGATGGGGAGAATTTGATAAAAAACCGTATAGTGTCGCTTACACGAATAGAGCCGCCACTTCACCCGGGTGGGAAGGAAAAGATAGTTGGTAATTTTGGAATTGAACCTGAAAGTTTTGATGAGGACGGTTTATTTGCTCAGTTAGATGTTTGGTCAAGATTAGATAACTGGGAATATACTTGTAATTTCAATCCAAATCAACCTATGAAATTTAATGTTCCGTTGAAAGGAACCACATCTGGAATTTTTGCTCCGTGGACAGTTTGTAAAGATGAATTTTTAGAAATAAACGGTCACGATTACTTGTTTACACCACAATCCAAAGAAGACGATGATCTGTGGAATAGATTTTTATTAAACGGAACTGAATTTGTTCAAACTCGTGAAGGATATTGTTATCACATGACGTGTAGAGGTTCAAGGTTTAATCCATATTTAACAACTCCGGGCAAAAGTTCAGAAGAATGGGAATTTAACAACAGAAATTCAATGTTAAATTTCATCAGGAAATGGCAATCATTTCCGAAACATGACGAATGGCATCATCCTATAATGCCTAAACATAGACGAAATATCGGCTTTATTCTTCGAAATTGTGGTTATGATTTTATTTCAGCATTAGAACCTTGGTGCGACAGATTGGTTTATGTCGAATTGGAACAAGAAATTATTGATACTTATGTTAAACGTGAACAACATAATACGAAGTTTGATTTGAAAACAAAGATGGAGTATGGTGCGTGTGAAACCGACGTAATTGTTGAAATTGACGGTCAAAGGTTCAATCAAACTGACTTTATAAATATTCAACATTTGAGTGATATCATAACCCAAGCAAACGAACTTGGGGAATTTGAACTCGGAAATTTAAAAATAACAATACGTTCACTTCAAACGTATGAAAAAGAATTGATTGTTTGTAAAAATGAACCCATAACTTTGAAATGAAACCTGAAATTAAATATTCACTTCAAAAATCATTAAAAGGTTGGCATCCGAAAATAACAATAGGAAAACAATCCTTTTTATTACAAGCACAAGAAAGTGAACTTGAAGCGAATTGGTTTTTAGAAAGATTTAAAGAAGCAATTAAAACAGTGACGAATGAAACCACTACATGAATATACAACAGAAGAATTGAAAAATATGTTGAATCAACAAAATGAGAAAACTTATTTACGCCGAATGATTTATAAAGAATTATTACATCGAACCTTTTACCCGAATTCAAGAAATAAAAATCAAGGTTCCGATGAGTAAATTACAACCAACAATCTTTTATGCTCAATGGCCGGGAATTAAAGACGAGGATTTAATAGTTGAAACTAACCAACTTGGGAGAATTGATTATTTGCGAACATATCCAAAAGATCATGATTTTTACAATAAAGCCATTTTCACCAAACACCAAGGTTGGGCAATAATGGAAACATTAATGCAAAAGGATAGAATGGATATTTTAGAGGCAACTAAATTTTTTACCAGTACGGGGAAAAATTATACGTTAGAAAAATTATTTGCAGGACTTCAAAACGTAGAGTTCAGAAAATGAAAGTTAATTTGAATGATTGGGAAGAATTTGAAGAACTTCCTGAAAAAGAAAAAATCAAAAAAAAGAAAAAAGATTGGAATCCTGAACTTGAAAAGGACAAAGATTTTAAAAAGAAAAAACGTAAAGGAAATGATTTAGATGTATTATTTTGATAACAGGTTTTTACAACAATATTTGGACCAAAGAAAACCTTTAAAGGTTTGTGTTGGAAGTGTTTGGTACGATGTTGCAGATAAAGGTGATTTGAGTGACAACCTCGACGGTATTGGTTACGATGTTTATGGTAAAGATCATAGGTTTGATTACAGAGATATAACTCAAATAAAAGTTGGTAATCAAACTTATACGTTGGAACAATTACAAGCCTTTATGACTCAAAAACCGGAAGAAGAAAAAGAGAAAAAAGGAAGTTCTAACTCAGAACCAAGTCCAGAAGAAGAACCTCCGGTAGAGGAACCTGAGCCGAAAAAGGAAAAAGAACCTGAATTGGCTCATTTCAGTAAGGTTTATGATATCGGAAAGATGTTAGTTAAAGAAGCAGGAAAAAGGAGACTTCATAAGTGAATATTATCATTAAACCTTCAAACGGTCATTTCATTGGCTATATCAGGGTTGGAAAACTAAATATTTATTCAGTCATAACTGAATCGGTAGACAAAACATTAGATGGGATAAATCAATGGTTGATTGTTGCAAAGACGAAAAATATAATCTTTTGTTAAAGTTCGAAACCGGACAAGATACTGAACCGATCAAAAATGGTTTAATGACTGTCATGAAATGGAGTGAGGCTAAAAGTAAAGCCGCGATTGAATTTGCACAACTGCAAGGTCAATTTTTACTAACTTCTGCGCCCTTAGAACAATTGATGAAGTTGAACCAAAGGTTAGCAGAAAACAATGTACCTTTTAAATTAATCAAATCGAGAAAATGAATTTTATAATATTCAAACTTATTTTTTCCGTATTCATTACTTACAATATTACCCAAATAATAAGCGAATCGACATTTCCATTATTTAAATGGTTGAGAGATTTGGAATACAGGAATTTTATCGGGTTACGTTGGATTGGGCATTTATTTGGTTGTTTCCTTTGCACAGGTGTTTGGGTAGGTTGGTTTGTCGCATTCTTTTTGTTTGACGTTGGGCAATTTTTAGAAATAGGAACCATTTCATGGGTTTGGACTGGTTTATTTTATTCTTCACTTACTTGGTTTATTCATTGCTTGGAGGCTAAACTTGGATAGAGAACTTGATTATAATGATAAAAAATTAGACCCACACAAAGGCGTGTGGACTCGAAAATCTTACAACCTTACGGAAGAAGAGGTTCGCTATGTTATGTCGATTACCGAAAACAATCGTCAAGCCTTTAAATATTTAAAGATTAGGCCAGAAACTTGGCGCAAGTATGCGAGTAGATACATTGATAAAGAAACTGGAAAATCTTTATTTGACCTTCATAAAAAAGGAAACCACGTCTTCACTTCTACTGCTCCAAAAGCAACTGCATTGGAAGTTATTAATGGGCGGAAGCATACTCATAGTAAAGAAAAACTTCAACAAATGTTGATTGAAGAAGGTTTGATGGTTGAAGAATGTCATATTTGCGGGTTCAATGAAAGACGAATAACTGATTATAAAGTTCCGTTGATGTTGATGTGGAAAGATGGAAATAAAGACAATTGCATATTGGAAAACATGGAATTGGTATGTTTCAATCACGCTTATTTATATTACAATAAAACCGGCCCAAATATGAGCCTGCAAAACAGAGATCACGGCGACAACCCAACTTGGGCTTATGTTCGGGCAGAATATCGTCACGCCAAAAACGAAAAAGACAATGCTGAATTTAGAAAAAGACTTGAAGAATCTGACCTTGGAACAACTCCTGAGTGAGTATGGGTTGGCAGATTTCACTTACATTGAAACGAGTAATTTTCTGGAAGAACTTGAAAATTATCGTCAAAAACTTCATAACCAAATTAAGGAAAAACAAAATGAACAGGCAAGTCAAAGTTTGGGTTCACCCAACTGAAATGAAAAGTATAAATGAATTAGGCTTTCCGCAATCATATTCCCTTCAACCTTCAAACGGACTGGTTGAAATGACAATCACAAGTGAGGAATTTTTGCAATGGCAGATGAAGCAATCAAATCCGATTCAAGAACGTTCATTTACCGGGAAACAATTGTTGAGAGACTAATTTGTTAATGATTGTTAATGAGTTTGGTTGTTTACAAACGTCAACGTACATTTGTCCTAACAAAACGCCGCAAGGCATCACACTTAAATTTTTAAAAATGAGCAAAAAGACAATTTCCGTTCCCGTTGATGTAATGGAGTACCGCGATTTAGAAGCGTCATCTAAGCATTTTGCGAGAATCACATTGGCTCTCTATTTTGAGACTTGGGCCGAACGAGAGTTTTCGGATGACGAACGATTCAATATTTATAGCAACGAAGAACGGTTGCTGGCAGCATTTGAGGACTACTTTGCTCAAAGGGATTGGTTATTTGTGAAGTCAGGCCGCAGGCTAACTGATGTATTAGATATGGTATAAACCAAAAAAATCAGAGTATTGTAATTTTCCGCCAATGTAATAAATAAATTACTTATTATGTCCCCGTTCACTTTCACAAGTCGGATGGGGTTTTTTATTTGTTAAACTTTTGTTAATGCTTGTTAAAATTGTAGTTTATTTCGTTTGAAATTACTACTTACAAATGTTAAGAAAATCTTAAAAGATATTTATATGTCATTCAACCAATTTAATTACTGGCGAAAAGGTCAAACTACTTCAAAACCGAAGTTAAAGAAAGTTCCTTTTGGAGAAAATGAACATTTGATTCTTTACCGTATTAGAAACGGAGAATTTAATGAAAGTCCATATTTACAAATGGTTGAAGAAAATAATCAACTTTTCAAACACGAGCAAGTTGAATGGAAACAGAAAAACAAACTTGCAAGTAAAGAAGCCTTTGAAGATTGGTTCATTGTCAGGAGAGCCAAGTGGAATAAAGAAAACAGAAAACTGGCAGAAGCCCATTGCCAACATGAGTTGAAATTACTACATGAACTTGAATTGGAACTAAATAGAGCATTCAAGTTCGATGTCAGTCCATTTGATTTTCAAACATTTGAAGGTTCGATGGAAGATTTGTATTGGGTATATAAGAAATTAATCCCCCTATAAAAATAAACCTCAAAATATAAAGGAGTTAAACCAAATGAAAACACGCATAATTTTTGGCTCGTTATGCTTATTTGCTCTCGTTGCAGCCAACAAACCTAACAGCGACGAATCTAAATTAAAATATTCTCCATATCAAATTATGGTATGGGAAATTAAAGCGAATGAAGGATACCGCTCGTGGTGGTATAAAGACGGGTTTGTGAATGGTAAACAAGCATATTCAATTGGCTTCGGGTGGAATGACCAAGGTCAGGTTCGTAGACATGAAATTAAACAATATACCAAGGATGGTAAAGTTACATTTGACGAAGCAACTAAGATAACGATTTACGAAATTAACAAGTATGGTCGTTTACATAAAGATGATTTGAAAAACAATGCTTTACGAATGTACTCATATGCAAGAGGCTTAACCAAGAATGGACGAAAATTAGGAAGATGTTGTGGCGCAAGTTGGGGTTGCGGTAATAAAAATAAAGACATCAAAAAAAGTCATTCCCGTCGTAGAAAATTCGAACTTGCTTGCTGGAATCATGATTATTCGACGATTAATAAAATGACAGAAGAAAACCTTCAAAAATTGATAGCAATGGGAAAGGACTAAGAGATGAAAAAAATTATTTTACATTTAAAAACCCACAAAGTTAAATATATATTAGGACTTATATTTGTACTTTTCGTTGGCGGAGTTTCCTTCCGTCAAATATTGGACAAACATACAAGAAAAAGGAAAGAACGAATTGAATATATAGTCGTTCATTATACTGCAAACTTTCACCCAAAAGCAAATGCAGAAATGAATGCTCGGTATTTACAAAGAGCAAGAAATGCTGGTTGTCATTATGCAGTTGACGATGAAGAAATAATTCAATGTGTTCCGGAAACCGAAGTTGCGTTTGCAGTCGGGGATCGTAAATGGTTCGGATTTATTCCTAAGCCTTGGTTAAAGGGAAAAGTTTTTAATGAAAATTCTCTTTCTTATGAAATGTGCCTCGGCGGCGGCAGAAACGATTCGCTAATCGTTGATATGACTGCCCGTTCAATTGCTTGGCAAATGATTGATAAAGGGTTTGTTCGTTTAGAAACAGTTCAATTATGGTCTGCCGCACAAGGTAAAGTCGTAACGCTATACAGGAAGGTTCCGGACGTTAGCAGAGTTATACGTCACCATGACGTTTCCGGAAAGCAATGTCCCAAATTCTTTTACAAGCAAAATTGGAATCAAAAGCAAGAAGATAATGCGTTTTGTAAATTTAAACTTTTAGTTGATAAGTACGTTCGAGAAAAAATTCAAAATAATGAAATATCAAATTTTTCCGCAATCAAAACCTCAAATAAATGATCTTGTTTGGTGGTTAAATCCACAATTAAAAGAAGTCTTGGGTTATTATAAAGGTTTTAGCGCAGGATTTCCCATATTTATAGACAAGGATAAACAAATTTCGAAGTTCAGTCCAAAATACTGGCGGAATACCAGTCAAGAGGATGAACTTTTAATCGATTGGCATCCAGATAAAATTCCTCCCATTAAAAAGTCAAAAAAGAAATAATCAACAATCATCAAAATAAGAGGACACGCATTTTGGAATTTTTTAAATCAATTTTAATCGTACTAAAAGAATGGCTCTCACTTTTAGCCCCATTTGGAATTGTCGGCGGCGCTTTATGGAAATTTTGGTTAAAACAAAGATATGAGGAAGGAAGGGAATTATACGGAAAGATTCAAAAGATGGCAGAAGAATTTAGGCCAAACGGCGGTTCAACTTTAAGAGATGCAATTAATAGGATCGAAGATAAGATAACATTGCAGGAACAAAAGACGATAGCAATTATTAAATCCTTACCACTTGGAACTTGGATAAGTGACGAACGAGGAAAGTGTATAGATGTCAATCGTTCTTTGTGTAAAATAATAGGTCGAACTGAGGGTGAAATAAAAGGAGATAACTGGTCTAATTGGATTCATCCTGATGAAAAAGATGATGTATTTGAAGAGTGGTATCGTTGTGTTCAAAATGATTTAAACTTTGATATGGAATACCGTTTTGTTCTCCCGTCTGGTAAATTTCAAAAAGTTCATGGAGTTGCATATCAATTGCGAGATGTAAATAATAAATTGATTGGATTTTTAGGAACGCTTTCAGTTATAAATGAACAAGGTAGTTAATGAGTTGTTAATCCATTTGGAAATTTGAAATAAATACTTTTATCTTTGTGGTGTAATTAAAACAAATAAAAAATGAAACAACTGTTTTTCTTTATCATCGTTCTTTCAACCATTGCCTGTCAAAAGCAGAAAGTTGACTGCGACAACTATCGTGCAAAATGCACATACATCCAATTCAGTTATACATGGTGCCCTCCGAGTAGCAATGAGTCTGGAGATGAAACGTTTGTGTTATATTCTGATACTCTTGTTACAGAAGTTTGGGGTTGTCCCGACGAACTGAACTGGGAATTTGTTCAATCACAAGAACGAGTTTTGAACGATCCAAACACTCCGGTAAATTTGAAAAAATTTATGGAAATTTACCCGTCAGCGTGTAATTGCGAATAATATGAACGTTTTTGAAATTGTTTATTTAGTCATTTTTGGACTTGTGACGTTGGAAATAGCATGTATGCTGTTGATGGAAATTGATGATTAACCGCCTACTTTTGTAGGCACATGGACCGTTAACTCAGTTGGTAGAGTGCCGCGCTCATAACGCGAGAGCCACTGGTTCAAGTCCAGTACGGTCCACTATTATGAAAAACTTTTTTTACCTTTACATTTTTATTTGGTTGGTTGCAGTCTTTGCTCTGACTTATTTCGGAGAGTTTGGATTTGCAATATTTGACAAGGCTGGAGAAGACTCAAAATATTATTAAACATGAACAAGGAAACCTACGCTCGACTTTCGAATTGGCTTTTTCCTGAACGAATAGCGCCAACAAAAGAAATGATTGATGAAGCATATTTTGACTGGATAAGTAGCGGGAAATCAAATTCGGACGAAGTTCTTGCTCAACTCGTATGGTTAAACTATTTTGATGGGATGACCATCAAGTTTCATCTTCCCGATGGTTCAATTCATGAGGAAAGATGTTCGCATAGTTTTGACCTCTTTCGGGTCACGGAATTGAAAAACTTGGTCGCTCCAAATGCGATCAAAGCCCAAACAAACCATCCAACGTGGCCAAATGCAGATGGTATTTGGTACAATTGGGAAAATGTTGATTAATTTCGACATTTTTCAGTAAAATGTTGATAATAAACAACATTATGGAATATTAATGATCAGCCCATATAACCAAAAAACGTTTTGGCGTTTTGATGAAAATCTAATTGCGTTGGAAGAGGGAACTCCTTGGTCCAAAGGAGATTCCATCGGAAGAAATGCGTTTTTTTACATCTTTCATCCGAATGTTCCTTGGTTAAAAGAGACATTACTTCGATGCGTTAAACTGCGTGACGATGGATACGTCCAATTTTATCGGTATCCGAATGAGGGTGCTGAAACGATGTCAAGAGATCATGTTTCTGCGATTATATTGGCCTTGTATTTGAACAGGGATTATGTAGAATTGAAGTGGATATTGGATAATTTACCACTTCAACTTTCAAGACGTTATTGGCAAACATTGGACTTTTGGTTGTGGCAAAAAACTTTGAAAGCCGAAATAGAGAGAAACTTCATTAAAAGGTTCATTTTAAGAGAAAGTTTCTTTTTACTGAACTTTTTGTTGTTTTTATTTACCGTTCCTTGGAATTTCATATTGAGACTCATTTTACAAGTAAAAAAAATAACACCACAAACAAAACTAACACCGCAACCAAAGTGGAAGAAATGGATTTATCAAAAATTGATTTATCCGCATTATGCCCTTTATAATCTCAGTTGGATGATTTGGTCATTAAAAGGACAAAATAGTTTGTTAAGTTGGTTATTAAGACTGGAAGCAAAGAATCCAGTATTAAAGGCTCAACTTGGTAAACCGTTGAGTAAAAAAGATTACGAACGGTATCAACCCTTGGGTTCATTTCAGTGGGCAGGAACGCTGGACAATATGATTGAATGGGTTCCAAAGGTTCTAACCGATGAGGAATCAAAGGAAAATGATATTTGCAAATCCAATCTTGATTATTTTTACTACGGTTACAGTGAAATAATGCAAAGGTTCGATACGAAAATAATTGAAAAAATTAAACAAAATCAACCTATAATATGAAAGTTTACGTTTATTTTAATCCAGTAACAGATACAACAACTTGTTATTCGGATGAACTCACCAGACACACTGGAATTCATTTAATTCAAATTATTGAAGCAGAGGAAACTACATTACCAATTACTGAAAACTGGAAGGGTAATGGTGTAGAAGTCGGCGAAGTGTTCGTTTGTAATGATGACAACGAAAATTTAATCAGAACTGCTTGAAAACAATCCTGAAAATTTTACTGTTATTTTTCCTACCAACTCTAACCCACGGTCAGGAGTTGCAAGAATTTCACGTTCAGTTACCTGATTCCCAGTTAGAGGAACATAACATTGTTATGACCTTTCGTAATCCCATAAATTTAACCTCAGTTGAATTTGATCGTTGGATTGAAGGTTTGGTATGGATAACAATAAACAATGCACCAGAACCCCAAATAATCAATTCTGGACAAGATGAGCAGACGTTTTGGTTCGATGCAAACGTCAAGGTTCATTCAATAAAAATAAAATACCAAACAAACCATGACACATGGTTAAACTTTAAATTAAAGAATGAATAAAGCCCAAAAGTTCAGAACCTTAGCAGATGAAAGTAAAAGCGAATATCATCAAATGTTAAGGTTCCTTAAAAAAGAAGCAAAAAAAGGAAACTATTCCATTTCCTTACCCAGATATAGATTAAACGAACCAATGATTCAAAAACTAAAACAAGATGGTTTCCTCGTTCATACAACAATGGAATACGATTATGAAACAGGAGAAACTATAATGTTCTATAACATAGATTGGAAATAAAATGAAAGCACTCGAAGCAAAACAACTCAGTGATCAATTTCAACTGGAAAACTCAGAAAATGGTTATAACGCCATTATGACAAAAATTGAAGAAGCATCCAAAAAAGGAGACTATTCGATTTATGTTTATACCATCCACCAACTAACTAAACAAAAGTTGGAATCCGAGGGATATAGAATCGCATATAATCAAGGCGACTTCAGAGACCAAAGAGAAAGAAGTTATTACACCATAAGTTGGAATTAAACAATGATGTTTTTAAAAATATAAAACTGACCAGAACTTAAACTGTCAGAAGAGGAATTTGGGAAATTTTTGGAATTTAGATATTATTAGTATTTTTTGGCCTAAAATGTATCATTTTAATAATATTTGTTGTTTATTGAGGCTTTTTTCTTGAAAATGGGTACAATTTTGGTAAGTTGGGGGAGGAGAAGTATTACGCCACGTCTCATCCTGTCCCGAAAAAATAAAAAATCCACCAGAAAAATGGTTAACAGAACTTTAACACCAGAAACACCGATCCGTCAAGGAAATCTCATTACCTTTATGGGGAAATTAATTGCTGTAATTTTACCTGCGTCTAAAATGTACGACAAGGGCTCTAAATCGTCGCAGGATCGACTTTCTCCTATGGGGTAATATATTTGTATCACTTTAAAAAAATAATTGATTAGAAATGAACTCTAACAAGAAAATTGCTAGACAAGAATTTTTGAAACAAAAGGCTGCCGAGATTGGCAGTCAGGAAAACGCCATTAAAAATTTCTTTAATGTATTTGATCGTATTGGTAGCGGGATCGATTCTGCATTAGGTATTTTATGCAGAAATGGGGAGAATAATTTGAATAAGTCCTTTAATGCTCAAGAGGCTGAGGATTTTCTTAAAAGGTTTAAATAACAAAATAATGTTACACTCAAATTGACTCTGGAACAATTGAATTCGGAATAATAACTCATGATGGGGAGAGAAATACTTCCATTTATAGTACAACCTTGACAAGGGATTCATTTCTGTCATGGTTTGAATTAAAAATAAGTTTATCTAAGGATGGATTTATATTTGAAATAGAAGTATTTGGTCAGGTAATTGGTTTTGAAATACTTTCAATTATTGAAGAAGATGAATGGGATGATGAAGATTAATGTACTACCATGATTGTAAAAATGAATGTTTTAATTTTATTGGGGATATTTATATTAAATCATTGAACCTTTTGGCTGATGAGTCGATTAACAGGTGGTGCTGAATCATAGTACGGAATACAGAAAAGTTTAGTAAATGATTTGTTTTTTCTTTGAAATTGAACCTTTTTAAGTAACGTCTATGCACTATCACAGAGGTGACCCGCATTTAAGGACCGAACAAAATAGTCCAATTTCTGAATCAATTTCCTAATATGAACCTCGAGCCCGACTGATAAACTGTAATCAGGATCGGGAATTTCTGTTAATAAAATGTTAAAGTTTTAAAAAGGTTTGGTTCGTATTGTTCCGGGCTGTACCTTTGTACTGTAATTAAAACGAACAACGATTATGAAAATCAGAATTATCACCAAGAACTTTGGAACCCAAGTCATCGACACTGAATGGTTTGATGCTAATAAGGTTTCTCCCAAATCAACCATCTTCAAGGCTGTTGAATATTTGTTTGACGAATGGTACGAAGATGCGTGTAAGCGAGATCGTGACGTTCGTGGTTGTTACAATGGTTGGGCAGATGATGAACCTGCCATTTATTCTAAGCGCGGAGCAATTATTGCTGCAATTGAATATATCGTTTACGAATATGCTGTTGATCACAATAAGCACGCCATCACTTCCAAAGATTTATTGAACATGGATTTGGAGGCGTGTTTTGAACTTTAAGAATTCATTAACAAATGAGGTATTGACATTCAGTAAAAGGTTCGTACCTTTACAGTACAATTTAAAACAACTTAAATCACTCTTATCATGTCCATCAAATACGTCAAAGAAAAGTTGAAAACATCTGGTATTAAGGCCAAAGTTCACCTTAAAAATGGTCAAATCGCAATTGATTGTAAATTACAATCCGATGTCATTAAGGTTCAATCCTTATTTTCAGGTTTACATTTAAGTGTAACCTATGGCTTTTACAACTAAAAACTTAAATTCAAATCACCATGAATATTCAAGAAATAAATTTCAAACCTTTATTCCAATGGATCAACAAATGCCTAAGTCGATTGTAGGGCAATTTGCGCTCCTAATTGTTCAGACGATTATCTGTACGATTGTCCTACCGATGAACCTTGGTTTCCAGAATACGAAGGTTAATGAAATGTTAATAGAACGTTAAAATATAGGGGGGTGTTTTAGGGGTTAAATTGCGCCCATACACCCCTTAATTTAGCGTTTCCTGTGCGATTTTCAGTGTTTCTACCGAGGCGTAATACCTGTTCTCATCGCGCAAATAATTTTTTTAGATATTTGAACTTTTTTAAACAAAATAAATGAACTTTGAACCGAAAATTATAGACCCAATTCTCACATACATTCGAGATAATCAGGATGAACTGTGCAAGCCAGAAGGTCTTCCACTACTTGCCAAATTGGGATACATTTATAATACCTTATGGTACGGAGGTAGAATTTGTTATGGGTTTGATGGAATATTAAATAAAGAAAATTCCTGCGAAGACAACCCAAAATACAAAATTGAAATGTGCGATCCAAATTGCGACGAACACGATAATCTCATCTACGATGCTTGGGGTATGCACGTTGGAGATTATCGACCAAGTTGGGATGAATTTTCAAGCATTGTACTTGGGGCAGAAAAACAACTGTCCGAACTTGAACAATTGTCAAGAAAGTCTAACAAAACCTTTGAAGAGTGGGTTACACAAATGTTACACCCGGACTATCCTTACAAAAGTATATTCCCAAACAAAAGAGCAGTAGCAAACCACTTGTTGTGCGTTATTGGTACTGAAATGGGTTACAAGGACGGTTTTATATATGAAGAGGCAAGTGGGGCAAACCAAGACATATCAGAGTATGGCCTGTGGGAAAATTCAGTCTTGCCGGAGGAAATTGTAAAACTTATTTCCAATCCAGTTGTTAAAGAGGTTGTGGATTCTGCCCACGATTACTTTACAAAAATAAACGCTGCTCGGCAGAAAAAATATTATGACCTATCAGAAAAGGCAAAGTTCTTAACAGAAGAACGTTACAACCCGTACTACCCTATTTGTGAATATTCAAACATAAGCAAATTTGATAGGAATACACATCCGTCCTACATTAATGTAGGCATTGAGGTGTGCGAAGAAATCATTAAACATCATAACGAGGAAAGACCTGAAAACGTAAAGTTTGCAGAGAAGTTCCTTGCTGAATTTCAAATATGAAACTCATCCATTACGGCGCAACATCCTTTGATGTTTCCAAATTCGGACAGATAAAAAACTTGTCTTACTTTTCTAAACCGAAAGGTGGTTTATGGGCTTCGGCCGTTGATTCCGAATATGGTTGGAAACAGTGGTGCAAAGAGGCACAATTTCGCGATTGTGAAGATGATAATTCTTTTACTTTTGAATTAAGTCCAGATGCTAAAATTTTAGTAATTGATAGTAGAAGCGATTTCGACGAGTTACCCAAAGTTGGTAACCAACTTAAAGTTGGTGACTATCTGGACTTTGAATTATTGTCCTCCCAATATGATGCCATTCATTTAACTGAGCGGGGAATGTGGAAAACCAGAATGTCTTTATATGGATGGGATTGTGAATGTGTCCTTATTATGAATTCTAAAATTATTTTAAATGCAAACAATTGACCCTAAATGGATTAACAAACTTATCAAGGTACATGATAAGTTTTCTCGTTCAATTCCATTAAATTCAAAATCAACAAGATGTACCCAAAGCATCTTCATTGACAGATATTTTAAATGGTTAGGAAACCGTTCTTTCAAACTTAACATTAATGGAGTAATTCATTATGCTACGTTTTTGGAAATGAAAAACACTGACGGAACTGTTAAATCATACGGATGTCGGAAAGGGCTTACTTACGGTCATTATGATTTTATTTTGAGATTTTTGAATGAACGGTCAGAATTGAAAGATTTAAAATTACACATCAATGATATATACGATATCCAATACGAAGAAATTTCAAACGAGAAATTTTTTGAAATTTTAAAATTATTCTGACTATAAATATGAAATACATTACAGTCGACGAGTTATTCAATATAGTAGAAAACGATATTAAAGGAAAATATATCCTTAAATATTGGAACTTACATTCTGATTGTCAGGAACCCGAGATTTTCGAATCTGAGCGCATTATGAAAGATGAATATGCTGATGATTATTTCTGTCTTGAAGGTTATGAAGAACACGCATTTCCAATTAGCCCTAAATACGATTCTGGCGAAATATTTCGGTTTGATAACGATCACTACCAATTTTCGTTAATGAAATGTTAATGTGTTTGGTTAATTCATTTTTAGGTTTTACCTTTGTACTGTAATTAAACGGCGGCCCGCCGGTTAGGGCTTAACCTTTGAAGTTTATGTTAGTTCCAGTTTTGATTTCTCGCTCTATTGAAATGCTTGACGCTAAACGCGCAAGCACCGTATTCACTGCAACCTTTGCAGATGGTTCAACTAAAAGCCTTCGTAATGTTACAAAGGCCGTTGCATTAAAGCCTTGCGAGATTGGGTTGGAAAACACAACCATTCTTTCAAAGGATGAATGTCCTTTGTATTATAGGGACTGGTCAAACGTTCCTATGTTGGGAAATTTTAAAACTCATTATCCTGCCTAAATGAAATCGAAACGATTTACGGTTTGCGTTAAATTGAATGTTCCCGGTTCTTCTTATTTTGAACTGGGACATTATTATGCATTTGATGCCGATGCCGCAATTATAGAGGCCAAACATATGGGACATTTGAAAGAATTTATGATCGAGCCATTTGCGTTTGATAGTAAGAAATTTATGTTTATTAACGGTCAAAAAATAAAAAGATAAAATGAAATGTTAATGTGTTTGGTTAATTCATTTTTAGGTTTTACTTTTGTACTGTAATTAACAAATAAACTTTTAAAAAAATGAACCTGAAATCACCTTGTTATTATGATGCCGTCCCTGATGGTATGACACAAGCGTGGAAAGTTACCTTTCCAAACGGCAATTTTAAAATTTACGCAACCATTGATCGTGCGTATAAAGCCTTAACGCCCGAAACAATACTTGAACGAGTGTTTGTTTCATTAACCTTTAACTTTCAATATGACTAAACGTCTTAAAGTTACCGGAAGTATCAATGAAACTTTTATTGGTACTGAACCCGAGGTTGAAAAGTTTCTTTTGGAACTGAAACGTCGACAACTTGAAATGCTCTCTGCCGAGGATTTGAAACTTTATAAATCAGTTACGACCAAAAGTAAAACGAATCATAATGACAATGGTCATTTACATTGGCGAAATACTGAAATGATGAATAACGATTACGATCGCGAAAAATTCCGAGGCAGAAACAAAGACTTGGGATTAAAAATTAAAATTGAACCGTACACACAACAAAACGATAAATTCTTTTAACATGACAACTAAAATTATTATCACCGATACCCAACCACAAGTACAAGAACTGTCTTATTACAATGGTGAAAATATTATCAAAGTAGATGGCCAATATTTTCTAATTGCTCAGTGTGATTACGGCAAAATGATTTTGTTTGTTCTTGAAAACGAGATGGAATGGAATCGAAAAGATAACCCAGTAAAAATTGACGAATGGTCAAAATTGAACACTGAGACTATTAAAGACTATATCCCTGAATTTATAGGGAAAGTGGTTACACGAGTAAACGCAACAATCACAATTGAAATCAATGACTAAACGAGAGCAGAATCCCGAATGGTGGAAACAATGGCTCCGACGTCATAATCGGATCATAAAAAAATACGGTGTTGTTGGTAATTCAAAGGCTGAAAAACTGTTAACCAAAATCCAAGATTTACTTGAAAATATTTTAGATCAATGAACAAACAGGCATTATTGGATCGAATCGATGTCATGATTAAAAATCAGGAAGAACATCTTATTTGGCTTGAATCTAAGAGACTAAGTAAAATTGGCAATTGGTTTTGGCCACACACAAACAAAATGATCGATCAGTTCCTTCAGAAGGAACTGAATTACTTTCACAATTAAAACAAATAAAACAACAATATGAAAATTACGATTTTAATTCTTAGTCTAATCGGACTAACCTTTGGTGACTTAAATGCCCAATGTGAAGAGTTGATTCAGCGTTTTGAATTTCCTTTGCAATATTCAATGCAATCTCCACTGACTCCCGACCCATGCGATGCGAAATCGAATTATGGAACGATTGGCGAACTTGTTTATAGTCCAGTTTCAGGTTACCAAGAAGTCAAGAAACGCGTCAGAGTCGTTTCAGAAACAAGTTGGGACGCTGATAATTGTAAGGCCGAAACGACTGTTTTGAGTCGCGATACGGTCGTTATTTCAAATCAACGCTTCGGCCAGCGTCCCGGTAGAACGACTGGTGGGTATTGGACTATCAGGATGGAACTTTTGATTCAACCTCCGGGTTCACGTCCAGATGGTTCCATGTGTACCAAACTTCCAAAAGGTTCATTGACTCAAAAATATAAAGACGGAAGTACCCGAGAGATCAAAGATTATTGGGTAGTACATTATGGTCAATATTTTAACGAGTTCGACTGCAAAGATGCCGTTAAAGAATTTAAAGCGCAATATCCGGAATTTTGCAGGGCGTATGCTTATTTCCTTCCGGGAGAATGTGAATATCAATATCAATATAAAAATCAAACTCAACAATGACATTATCTTTGTTCACATACAGTTCGATGGTCGCATATAATGCTGGTTATATGCAAACTTTAAATGTCGCGGATGCTGTTAGGAATCTAAAAGAAGGCGCAACTAAATTTGCAAAAGAAATCGGAGTTCCTTTTAAAGATGTTTTTTGGCGCGAAGTTCAAGATTCTGATTGGTGTCTGCTTTGTATAATTTTTTATGCATCCGTTCCCAAAGATTGGGAACCAACTTCATATACCATCGTATATGATGAAGTTCATGATCCGATCTATCCAAATTCAGTTATGACTTTGAATACTTGGATGATTGGCGTAGGTCGTCGACAGACCATTGAAGATATTCAACCTGATAAATGTCACAAACTTTTTAAATCTAAAAATATATGAAAATCCTATTCTTTATTGGCCTTTGTGCCGCAATCATCTTTATATTCAAATATTTGAAATTCCCAACTGATAATAATGATTGGGATCATTACCGAAATATGAATTCTTAAAGGTTGTTAATGTTTGTTAATGGGCTTGGTTCGTAAGGATCAAGCCTTTATCTTTGTATCGTAATTAAAAACAATTGATTATGAAAATTGACAATTTAAAAAGAAAGTTCACTAAAATGAATATTGAATTTACCGAAGATAACAGTTCGGTATATTTCAGTGTTAATGAAAAACAATACGAAGCATCGGTCACAATTTCCGGAAATATATCCGGTTATTGCACTGCAAACTATTCTAAATTTGACGGAAGAACTTTTGAAAATCTTAATCAAGTTATAAAACATTCACTGTGTTAATGGCTTGTTAATCCATTTGGAAGTTTAAAAACACTCCCTTACCTTTGTATAGTAATTAACAAACAAACTTTTTTAACAATGGCACATAACCTTAGTTTTCAGAAAAACGAAACCGGAGACTTTGTTTCCAAAAATATCAAACCTTGGCACGGGTTTGGTACAATCCTCGAACAAGTCAACCTTCAAGACGCTATGCAATATGGCGGACTTGATTACCACGTTGAAAAATCGCCAAACATTCACCGTATGGGCGAGATTGAAATCATCAGCGAAAGTTCATTCTTTACTTGGCGTACTGACACTCATAAAGTTTTGGGAACGGTAGGTAGCCGTTACACTCCGGTTCAAAACGCGGACGCACTTGCAATTGTTAACCAGTTCCCATTTCACATTGAAACTGCTGGCGTACTTAAAGACGGTGCTATTTCGTTTGTTTCAATGAAATCGGATAAACAGGTGGTGGTAAAAGGAACTGACGTAACCGATATGTACCTCTTGTTCACCAACAGTTTTGATGGAACTTCACCAATTAGCGTTATTTTTACACCAATCAGGGTTGTTTGTAACAACACGCTGACCGCTGCATTGCGCGGCGCAAAAGAAAAGTACACATTCCGTCACACCCAAAGTGCGAATGAAAAAATTCGCGAGTTTGTCAAAGTGATGGGCCTTTTGGAAAAGAACGTAACCATACTTGGTGACGCGTTCAACCAAATGTCAGATATCCAAATTAACCCAGTCGATTTCTTTGGTCATGTATTTTTGACCGGGGAAGAAATTGAAGCCCTTGCGCTTGGTCAAATTTTGGATGCAGAAGGCGATTCGATTATTTCAACCCGGAAGCGAAACATCATTACTTCTGCGCTTTCTTACTACGAAAGTGGTCCCGGCCAAAAAGAATTTAAAGGCACAGGATGGGGCGCATTTAACGGTGTGACAGGATTTTTGGGTACGAAAGACTTTGATAGTCCGGAAGACCAGATGCTTTCAACTGTTTTGAACCTTGGTTATCAAGGAACAACCGAAAAAGCCGCACAACTTGCACTTTCCAGAAACATTACTCCTATTAAAGGTTTGGAACTGGCACTTTTCAATTAAAAACAACTTTTTCATGGACATAAAAGTTATCGATTCGAAAATTTAGATGGGGGAATTAAAAACAGCATGCCGCCTTCCTCCGATTATCATTAAAAACGGTCGGGAGTTCGTGGCAATTACTTCTGCGTCAATTGAGGACGAAATCAGGCACATTGCATCGGATTCCCTTTTAGGAATAATGTTTAACGATTTTGAACAGTTTTGCATTGGAATGGGATATGAATATGAAATAGTCGGAAAAGGAAACAAACTGTAACCCAATTTTACCTTGCGGTGTATAGGTTAACCGCGTTTTTAAATATGAGAGAAATTTTCAACAAAGCAATAAAGAACTTGGAAGAAAGTAACAGTCCAATGAAGCGATTTGTCATTCTCCCAGCCGTGAAAGATGAACTTAACAAACTTGGTAAGGCCATGAAAATTTACACTCGAATTTTGAATAACGGAAAGCGTGAAATTGTTTGGTTAAATGAAGAAGATCGACCAGTAAAATGCTGGTCCGAGTCGAATAATATTATCATTGAACTTCCGAATCCGGGGTGGTTTAATATTGATCTATATGAACAAATTTCAGAAGACACTTGTTCAGTTTTAATGAGTCAAACTCCTATTCAGTTGACAATACATGAGTTGCAAAATTTAATGTACCTCGCAACTTGCGAGTACGATATGAATGAAAGTGAACGTACTGGTATGTCAAAAGATGAAGGTGTTCAAAGGTTCATTAAACGAATTCTGAACGAACGGTTGTTTAACAAGTAATTAACATCTCTTGTATTGTTTTGTAATTTTAGTTTATTTACCTTTGTACTATGAAAAATTACATTGATACTGGCAACGCAATTGCGTTTTTTTATAACGGAAACACATTTGAAATGAACCTAAGTAGAACTTGGGTTTCTGTAAAAACGTGTGTTGACCCGAATTTGACAGTTGCAATTGAGAAACGAGGTATTGTCAAAAGCGAAGAAGAATTAAGACTTTTGGCCATTGAAATTTTTGAAAAATTAGTTCACAAAGTTAAACTTTGAATTATGAACTACGAAAAAATTATTGCATCTGGAAAAATTTTTGAAAAATTAAAATCACATCTTCCAACTGATGCTGATATTGAAATGAAATTTTTGAACGAATATCCCGTTTTCATTATTTTCGGAAAGGGGTGGGACGACGTCGATATTAGTTATAATGCAGCGTTCATAACACTCAACCCAGAATTAGAAACCGGTGGTCGCTTTTATATTTCAGAAGAATGTTTGGTCAAGTTATTGAAAGAAAGTCAAACCATTACTGAATTTCTAACATTGATTTACGACGAAAATAATTAATAATATGAGAAAAATATACGTCGGTAAACAATTTAATATCAATGGCAAACCCGTCAAGATATCTAAAATTTTTCCAGACTCTCAAATTTGTAATTTGGTTTTTGTTGATAATCCAAATAAATCGGCAGGCCAGTTAACATTTGAGGATATTAAAAATTTGAAAATTCCGCTAAATTAAACATCAGTCAACATGAGAAAATTGACAAAGGAAGATCGCAAAGCGTACAATCGCTATGTAGAGCATAAAAATGAAGAAACTGCCAAAATCAAAACTGCTGCTCCCTTGCTGGCATTTGTTTCAGTTTTGATTGGCGGGTTTATCGTAATGAACGTAAATCCAAACGATCAATTTTTTATTAAAGTCGGTATGGGATTTTTTGTTCTTGCTGGTTTATTTCTACTGATCGGGAACCTTGCGGGTTCGGGCAATAATAACGAAATAATGAAACACTAATGAAACATTTCATTATAGGAAGTAGATTGTTTATAAATGGATTTTTTGATCACCATCGTCAAGGTGTTTCATTCAAACAAGACGCAATCAAATTTGTTTTGGTTAAAATTTGATAATTATAAGTCACATTTCAAAGGTTACTCCGAAACTTGTAAATTCATAAAACCTTTGAAGATTAGACTTAATTTTAATCTGGTCCCGTAACTCAACGGATAGAGTAATTCACTTCTAATGAATAAGTTGCAGATTCGAATTCTGCCGGGATCACAATTTTTTGACACATTTGAAAAGTTACTGCATTGGGAGCCGGTACATTGCAGGTTCGATTCCTGCCTCCCTGCCTAATAAATTCAAAACGCAGGGAGTGGCGAAACTGGTAGACGCGCCGTAAATTACTTTTCGAGATTAGTCGAAAATAAAAAAACAAACTGAAACATTTTGAAGGTTACTACATGACTACATTTCATTCTAAACAACCTTCAAAGATTATTCACTTTTTAAATTTCATTAAATGAAACATTTTATTTCCTTTCAAAAGCGGAAAGGTTTGTTCCTAAATGAAGGAACCGAAAGTAACAGATTACTTGCAATGCAAATCCAAACTGAACTATTTAAATACGGATTTGTATGTTCTGAGCAACTTCACATTGCTCTCGGTAAACAAGATCAACAAACACTTACAGAAGTCTACAACGATCTTTGTAAGGGTTTGAAAACTATTGTCGGTGAAAGTGGTTATGAACCAATTTATCGAAATTTCCCTCAATCAGTTCAAGCACTTTCTCATGAAGAATTTGTTTGGAACGCAATTTCTCATTATTGGTCATTTGGAACTTGGCGGCCAGAAGACAGTGAATTTATGAAGCGCGAATTTGCGTTGGAAGATGTCAATTACAAAGAAATTTCTTTGTTAACTGAACGTCAATTCGATTCAATTTTCACTGATATCGTCTATTCTGGAAGTTCAATTTCTAAATGGGATAAAGAAATTGTCGACTGGTTTATTGATAACGGCCTTGCCCCTGAATTGGAATTTAATCGCATTTCATTCAAAGAAACCAAGGCTTACATCGGTAAGCGTTATTTGGATTTGGGCAAAGAACTTCCAGTTCGTTCCGCTACTGATGTTTTGCGTATTTATGCTGCATATTGTGGCGGAGACGAAGGTTTGAAAGATAAAACTAAATTTAAACAGCCAAAACGTTCAGTTAAAAATGCGCTTTTGCGTACTTTAAATGAGTGTTATGACTTGGAGGAAAGTTTCAAAACATATCGCGAAGTTTGGTTGCGAGTTTTGTTTTATCTGAATCCGTTGACTTCTGAAAATAAACGGTTATTTCCAATTCTTGCATCATTTGCGTGGAAATTACGGAACAACTCGAAAGAGTTGAAGACGTTCAATTCAAGGTTGGAACTCGCAATTAAAAATAAAGATGTTACTATCTTCAATTTACTTGCAAAACGCAAAGGTGTTTACATGAGAAGAATGAATCAATTGTTTCAAGTCTTCGGAATGGTCGCAATCGACGAATTTGTAAAACTGGAACCAACTTTTGAACAATTGGTAACCCTTTACAATTATTTTTCCGACCGTGACCAAGAGAAAGATCGTGCCGTTGTTTTGGCTAACCAGAACAAAAGCAATGTTTCAACTTTCGGAGCATTGGAAGCATTGCCTTCTGAGGTAGTTGAGGAAATTCGAGGCAAGTTGATGGTTCAAATTTACAAGAAAGTTAAGATGAAAAACACTAAGAAAGTTTTCATTGGCCGTTCTTTGTATTATTCTCCATTAGCAACCAACAATAGAGCATCAAGTTTTTCAATTTCAAGTAAAGCAATCGGAACAGTTGAAAAACTTCCAGAAGACAAAACTTTACGAGTTTATTGTCACTGGGTAGAAAAACACGACATTGATTTGTCTGCCTTTGTAATCAATCAAGACAATTCAGTTGTTAAAGTTGGTTGGAACGGGGATCATAAATTCGGAACCTCGATTACTTATTCGGGGGACAATACCGGATATGCGTATAAAAACGCAGAATACTTGGATCTAAACTTGAATGATTTGGACGGAGTTGAATGGGTTGTTTTTGACGCTCGAATTTTTCGCGGACCAAACTTCAATAAATGGCCAAATGAGGGTGTTCTTTGTGGTTGGATGCAACGTTCTAAACCAGAAAGAAACAACCATTGGTTACCTGAAACAGTCGAACACGCGACAAAAATAACGTCAAATTCAAAGACCGCTTATTTGTGCGCAGTTCACGTTCCGACTAAGAACTTGGTTTATTTAGACGTTGCTTTGGATACGAACAACATTGTTGCAAGTGCCTCTGATGTAATCAAGATGAGAACATTCTTGGAAAAGTTTGTTATCTTGGATGACGGTAAAGAGGAAGTTAATTGGAAAAAACTTGCCCAAGGCCATATCATCGATTTATTGGCAGGTTCGGTTGTGAAAACAAAAGAAGAAGCCGATATTGTTTTTGATGAAAATACTACGTGGGAACAGGTTGCAAGAATGATGACAGAAGAAACGCTTAATTCAGTTCCGATTGTAGACATAGATTTAACCCAAGGTTTAACTACTGCCCCAGCCGTAACTGGAAAAAGTTGGATTTAAAAATGTACTGGACATGATAATAGGGTGGGTATAATTGCACTTATATCCACCACTTTTTAAATCTATGAAAAAATCCAAAGTTATAGAACCTAAACAAGAAGAACCTACGTTCGAAGTAGGCAATTTGGTTCGGTTAAAAGTCGAAAACAACAACGACATTTATTCGTATGATATTCCCGAATGTGGTTCTTATGGTTTTATCACTGAACAAACGCACCAACTTGCTTTGGAGCAGTTATTTGGAATAAAAGTTCCAATGTCAATAGTCGAATGGACAAACGGAGATAAATGCGCTGTTTATTCACATGACCTGAAAAAGGTTTTCTAAAAATTTTGGATATTTATGTGTATGAAAAAACAAGAACGATTTTATTTATCCAATAAGCCGAGGCACTGCCTATGTTAACCAGTTGTTAATACTGTAAAAACATTTGGAAATGTGCCTTAGAGGATTGTACCTTTATGGCACATTTTTATTACAACGGAAATGAAACAGAAAACTAAAATTCAAATTCAAAAACCCTCCTACCACAACATTCTCAAAGAATGGGAAGGAACTCCGGTCAAGACTTTTACCCGGACTCATAAAAGTCCCAAGTATTACGACCGAAAACAAGAAAAAAGAAAAGTTAATAAGTTGTTAAAAGGTTTGGCAGATTGAAAAAGTTTACTTACCTTTGTACTAAGAAATTAAACCATTTCCGTATGGTTAAACGGAGTGAGGATGTTTAATTAACGTCGCGATGATTGATAGTCACGAGTTCTTGGTAGTCAGTCCAAGTGGCCACAAAGCAAGTAGGTTGTAGACGTAAATGATTAAACAAAAAAATCCTTAAACGCTTTCAGATAAACTAAACTTAATATTATGAACGCAACTAACATGAAAATGAATGGCGAATGGTGTAAACACGCTCGCCGTTGGATCAAAAAACAGACAGCCAAAAAACGCCGTCAGAATGACAAAAAAGTTATTCGGTTTTTTGAGTAATTTTCGGGAGTATGGCAGAGCGGTCGATTGCACCTGACTGTAAATCAGGTTCCTAACCAGACACAGAGGTTCGAATCCTTTTGCTCCCACGAGGTGGGTTATAGGTGACTTCCCGATTAGGTATGGAACCTTTATAAAGTTCGGTAAATATCGCCAAAGAAAATACTATGCTAATGGGACTTATACTGGACTGCATTTTGAACCTACTCTGAAAAGAGTTGATGAAAACGACAGATGAGTGCGTCCTGAACGCATGAAATATTAAACATTGTCGGTAATGAATAAGGAAGTAAAGTCAACTTCACAGGTTCATTTTTTAAAAACGTTTGTTAGTTTAATTGGTAAAACAACCGAATCCTAGGTACAAGACCACATTTAATTATGTGAAGATTTTTAGGTTCGATTCCTAAACAAACGTCTAAACGGAATGTTAACGGTAAAAAATAATTTGGTGGTTATCAAAAATGTTTTTACCTTTGTATTGTAAATAATAGGAAGTAGGAAACTAAGGTTAAAACCTTACTGTCGGCCCTGAATTCTTTAAAGCGCATAAGGTAACAGTTACTTCTGGATGAGTCGTAAAAACGACAAGGAATACGCGGGTTTAACGGAAACGCACCAGACCTATTATTTACAAAAAATGTTTTTACCTTTGTATTATAAATAACGAATGCGGGTTTGCGTACTATTGAAGTCGGAGCCAACGGCTCGAAGTGTAAAAATCACAGTATCCGTAATTCAATTTCGTTCTGGGAAAGGTTCGTTATTTAAAATTGCGCCATTAGCTCCAATGTAGAGCGGCACTTTGTTAAAGTGAGGGTTCGAGGTTCAAGTCCTTGATGGTGCGCCAAAACAAGTACCTTGTCAGGGGGAACGGAGTAGCGGATAATCAGCCAAGCTGACACGAAGTTGAATATTCGATAGGAGTCTGTTAGTTTAGCGGTCAAAGCGCCCGGGAGCGGGAAACGCGGGTTCGAATCCCGTACAGATGCAAGATTAAATGGCGTAAAAGGGCTGAATGAGGATTTAAAGTCTAAGGTCTATTAGAATAGAGGGCTTAAAAAATAAGTAGTTCAGATAGCGCGGTTCGATTCCGGCTACGTCACCAAGAGTAAGGCCGATATGATTTTGTAAATTGGTAACAAGCCCTTGATTGTCGGACCAAGATAACAACAAATTGATACTATTAAAAAAATTTACAATAACGCTGCTCATTTTGGTAACTTAACATTGATGGTCAATGTGCAGGACTGAAAATCCTGAAAAGTCGGATCGTTACCGTCAGTTACCACCGCGCAAAAACCAACCTTGAAGTGGTTGAAAAAAGGTTGAGTTGGCTACGAAACTTTTCATGTATGACTGAGGATCAAGGTAAAAAGTTTTGTTGGGCAGATGGGAAATCGACATAAAAACAACTACACTCAGGTTTCAAACCTTAAACGTTGAAAGTAGTTAATTTCCCGTACTGTAAAACGCCATGAAAAGTGCTATATAGCCACACTGCCTAAGAACAAATGAAGGGTATAAAACTTTGTTTTGTGCTTTTCTAACCACAAGTTTGTATCTTTGAGAGGTCTTTTTATTGTGGTTTTTAAATGAAATTAACAAACATGAAAATTGAAACTTACAGAATTAAAACCGTAATGGGTAAAATCAGTTCATCTGGCGATCAATTAGATTTCTTGGATCGCGAAGAACTAAAAGAATTTGATTCCATCGGCTATTCCGGTAAACTTACAGATGGAACGGAAATGACGCGAAGTATATACCTTTCAAAGGTTCGGCCTTCGGAATCATTCAAAATAGATTTGATTTATCCTGATACTGGAGATTTTTGTGAAGAATTTTTAATAACCAGAGTGAGTAATTAACATCTAAAAAATGCAAGCAAATAAATTATCACTTTCAATAATGCCGTTAATTGCATTTTGTTTTGGGGGAATGGCCAAGTTTATATTGGATTTGGCTCTATTTCAAACAATAAATTGGGATGCGATTCAAACATCAGTGCTTTGTTACGGATTTGTGATGGTAAGTTTAAATCAGTTGAATATTCATTCAATTGAAAACCCAAATAAATAATTAACCAAATGTTCGTAGGTTCGAATCCTATGCTGCTCTTAAAAGTGGAACAAACAACCTCAATGGTGGGCAGTAAACGAGAGGTCTGGCTGGTACTTTGGTTAAATACTTGGAGCGGTATTCAAATTGGCTAAGAAACAAGATTTTCAATCTTGACTGTGCGGGATCGTACCCCGTCCGCTCTACTAAAATAAACTAAAATGATCTATTTT